GAAGAAGGAGAGAAAGAGAGGGAGAGCGGAGGGAGAAAGAAAGGGGGACTATAGGGGGTATATTAGAGGGAAGTGAGTAGGAGTGTAAGAGAGGTTATTATGAGGTTTATTTGAGGATAATTAAATACATATTACGCTTCGAGAAATTGAGTAGGTGAAGATGTTCCTTTTATTATTCTTATTTATTTCTTTATTAATTCTTGTATATATTGCAAAGCTCCGTATAGCGCACGTACGTGTACGAACGTATAAACAAAGAGGTGTTGAAGATGCTCTTGATGATTGTGTGCATTGTTTTTGCAGAATCTCGTGACGAGTGCATAGGATGGCGGCAAGGTGAAGACGGTATTTCAAATGGTATTTCTAATGAATACTATTGCTAAAACAGAAAAATATTAGTTTCAGAAAAATATATTCAAACAACCGATTGTATTATCAAATTATTTCATACATTTGCTCATCCGAGTTTTGTTCATATTCAAGCGGGGTTACTAAGTAAAGCTGTAACTGAAGACATCGCTGCTATTACGGGTGATCCCGCTTTTACGAAAGTATTTATTGGTGAATAGTTTGGATAAATTTTTGCCATGTATGAACCTCGTTATGAAGAAGCCCTCTCTGTTAAGATCATTCTTGTAACACTTCGTGCAACCAAAACCACTTCTGATTAACGAGGTTCTTTTAAATTTAAAATTATGATTACAGTTACACCTAGTAATTCCCAAATTGTTTATACTACCATAATTTATGTAAATAGATATGCTTATGAATATGTTCAAGTTATAAATCTTAAACCGAATTATCTAATAAAGTAAATATTTAAACTATGGATTCAATTCAACTTAAAATTGCTCGTATTATTGCAGGTACGCATAAACTTAATGAGCTTTGTGATGTTAAACATTCTCTTTGTAATATTCAAGTATCTAGTGGTAGAGCTATTGTTGCAATGAAATATAAAATGTCACCTCTTGAAGTTACCGATGTTGTGAAAGTAGATAGAGAGATTCCTAAAGCTATTTATCTTATTGCTCTTCCTTTTGATTCAAACATTGACGCTTTAGGTCGTGAAGTTATTCTTGATATGTCTTATGGAGCTAAAGGTGTTGCTTTAAGTTCTAAGATTACTAATCTTGAAAATAAGCTTGTTGATGTTCTTGGTGGTGAAGGAAATATTAAAGTTATTGATGGACGTCCAGTTCTTGATAGTCGTTCTAAAATGATTATTGGTGAAGATGGTAAGGTTGAGTTTTGGGAATGTAATCTTATCAATTTAAATCAAATTGGTGGTGTGATTTATTAAGTTTATTCTATTATGGCTAAAGGTGCGCGTTTATATCCTCTACAAGTTACAAAGTTATATGAAAAGATTGTTGGTATTGTAGATAGCAAAAGAAAGACTCCTACAAGATTTTATTATAAAGTTAAAGGTGGTAAGAATTATATCGAACGTTATACTGATGAACAAATTTGGTGTAGAGATTTTCTTACATTTGTTCGTAATCGTGAAGATTTTGAACGTTTTCTTAATGATATTGCTGATAGTCAATGGATGTCAGTTCTTACTGCAATGCAACGTGTAGATAGAGATATAGACGTTCCTTCTTTTGGTCGTCATTGGATTCATCCTGAAACTTATCAAATTTATGCCGAGTGTGGTTTTGATTTTAATAAGATGACTTCACTTGGTCATGAATATATGAAAGAACGTCATAGAAAATTCTATGAACGTCTTCGTGCTAAACGATTTCTTAAACTTACTGATAAAGCAGCTTATGACGCAGATTATACCCAGAGACTTGCCGATATTCTTCGACGAGGAAAAGCATAAATATACAGATGCTCTTGATAGAGAGTATATATCTACAACTACTATTATTGGTAAGTTTGTTGAACAAAAGGATTGGAAAGCTATCGCTGAAGCTTGTGCTAATATTGGCAGTAGACCTGTTCCTCCTACGCATCGTAATTACGCTAAATATATTCGATATAGAGGTAAGACTGTTAAACAGATTCTTGCTGAATGGAAAATTGAAACTGAAAAGGCTTGTGCTAAGGGAACTGAAAAACATAATTTCCTAGAACAATGCGTAAAAAGATGTAATAATTACTATTTGAACGCAAATGGTTTTATTAATGGTCGTATTTATACGATTGATGATATTATAAGAACTCATAGTTATGGTAGACTTGATCTTGATTATTTTAGAGTTGTAGGTATTGCTGATAGGTATCCTCAAATATACTCTTTTATAAGTGAGATGGTGTCTATGGGATTTGAGATTTATGCTGAGATTGGTGTTTATCATCCAGAATATTTAATTTCAGGTCTTGTTGATATTTTGTTTGTTAAAGGTGATGAGTTCTTTATTCTTGATTGGAAAACTAATAAAGCACCTATTCGATTTGAAGGTGGTTATTGGGCAAAAAAAGCAGATGGTACTATTGACTTAGATAAGTATATTATCACTAATGAAACTATGTTGTTTCCTATTAATCACCTTCAAGATTCAACTGGTATTCATTATTCTCTTCAATTAAGTATGTATGATTATTTGATTGAACAATGGGGATTTAAATGTCTTGGTAATATGCTTTGTCATATCAGAACTGTAGAAAATCCTATGATTCCTGATGATATGCCTCATGAAGAAGTTATTACTTTTGTTGATATTAAATATCTTAAAGCAGAAGTTAAAGCCATTTGTGATTATAGACTTGCTCAATTAAGTAAAGAACGTAAAGCTAATACAAATTTGTTTAATTATAATATCAAGTAACTATGAGTGAACTAACAAATGCTTTGATAACTTATGATGACATCATTGCTCGAACCGACATTGATATTCTTCGTAAGATTGCTAAAAGACATGGTTTTATCATTTATGATAGAGGCAACTATAATCTTAATATTTGGGGTATTAGATGTGATATTACTGATACCAAACATTTTAATGATCTTCTTCTAGTTTTCTATAAAGCTAATGAAGTTCATCCTAATCTTAATGGTAAATGGATTTATGATTGGTATTCCATTACTACTGATCCTTCTGATATGAATCTGATTAAACCTATTAATTCTAAAGGTTGTGCTATTCTCGATGAAGGTCAATTTCAAGGTGCATTTAAATTAGGTAAACATAAAGGTGAGTATGATGCTTTAGTTCAAGTTAAACCTTTACCTATTTTTCGTATTACTAGAAGAGATGGTGATATTGAGATTTCCGGTGAACCTACTCTTGAAATGTGTGGTATTAATATACATCGTGCTTCTAAATGGAAAATAGTTCGTACTATTGGTCTTTATTCGGCAGGTTGTCAAGTATTTGAATCAGTTCGTGATTATGAGGATAAATTTATTCCTCTTGTTAAGAAAGCTGCTACTATATATAGAAATTTATTTACTTATACCTTGGTTAATATATCTGATTTCGATTGATTATGAAAGTCAATTTTCGAGGAGTGTTAATAGCACTCCTTTTTTTATTGCTAATTATCACTAATGTAATTCAATGTCATGAAGAAGAAAGAATATATACAAATAATATTCCTTATCATACTTTGGATTCTTTTAATAGAGTTATATCTGCTTTGGAGGAATATGCTATAAAGCAAGAACGTATTATAGATAGCCTTAAAGTTAATACTAATAAAATTATTATAAAGTATGAAAAAGATATTGAAAACTTCTCTGATATTTATATTATTTCTGATGATAGTATCACTAGATATATACGGCAGAGAATTGAAAATTTGTAAAGATACTGTTATTACATATACTCTTGAAGATAATAGAAAGATTGCAATTCTTCTTAAACAAGGAGAATATGATGCAGCTATGTGTAAATCTTTAAAGAATATTGTTGTTGGACAAGATACTCTTATTAATAATTTAAAGCATACTCTTTATACTCTTACAAACCAAGCGAACGTTTATAAGCAGTCTATTGCTGATCTTGAAAAGAGTAATAAAGATATGATTAAAGATCTTAAGAAGTATATGCGTCGTTCTGCTAATTGGTCTAAGATTGGTAGTTGTTCTATTGGTTTAAATGTTATATTCATTGTATTATTAATTTTAGTATGAAAACTGTTTTTAGTAATCCTTTTGATTCTACTGAATTAAATGAGAAAGTAGATGGTGTTGTTTTAAAGATTGGACCTTTTGACTATACTTTCGCTAGAGCTAATGTTGATCGTATTGAAATTGATTTTGATGAACGTAATGTTAGAATTAATGATTCATTAGATTCAACTGCTATACTTAGAGAAGCTATTAGAGCATTCTTTATTATTATAGCTAATGAACTTAATCTTAATAAAGAATTTCCTAATGGTAAACAAGCTCATTTAGATGATATTGCTTATGCTCATTTAAGTTGGCTTTTTATGAATTGGTTTGATGATAGTACTTTTGAATGGGAATATAATACCCCTTATCCTGATAGAATTAATGTAGGTAATGTGAGATATATTGTTCATAATATGAAAGAAGTATCTTATCAATCTACTCAAGGTATTCAATACGGTCTTTCAGATCATGTTCTTGGTAGAATATATGTTATAGAATCTGATAGAGGTGTTGTTGTTCCTGATTCTATTAAAAATCAAACTTTTTGGCATGAGTATGTTCATTGTTTATTTGTTCAAGCTAATGAAGATTATGCTAATGATATTGAATATGTAGTGGATGCTTATGCTACTCAAATTGCTTTGTTTATGAAACAATTTGAAACTTTTATTGATAAATAAGTAAAACTAAAGATATGAATAAAGATTTTGTTGAAGTTGCAAATGATTCTGGATCTAATAATGGTTCTTTTGATGTTGTTTGTGGACAAAATAGTGGAAATGAAAGATCTACTATTTTAACTGTATCTGGGGGGGGTATTACAAAAAGTATAATTTGTAATCAAACAACAGGAGTACCTAATGTAATCATAGGTGGAATACATGGCCTTATTACAAAAATAATTATTTCTAGATAAAAAAATGTATAATGTTATAATATTTTGAATATGGCTAAAGTAAAAGATACAGAATGGAATAAAATTGTTTATGGTAATGGAGTATATGTGGCTGTTGGAAGTAATGCGATAGATAGTAATGCTGCATATTCAACTGATGGTATTAATTGGATACCTGTAAATACAACTGTATATGGTATTAGATCTTTGTGCTATGGTAATGGTAAATTTATAGCTTGGGCTATGGGTATTCATGGAAACGCTAGTAATAGTGATGGTTTTTTAGGTTCTTCTGTTGATGGAAAAAAATGGAATTTTACTAAATTAGGATATTATGTTGATGACAGAAAATCTGATATAATATTTGCTGAAAATAAATTTGTTGCTTGTGGTAGAAATAAACTTGTTGAATATTCTACTGATGGTATAAATTGGAATTCGGTTATTGTAGTAGATTATTCAATATCTTATTCTAAAATTGTATATGGTAATGGAATATATGCTTGTTTTCAATTAAAGAATGCTCAGGTTAGATATTCTATGTCTTCTACAGGTTTAAATGGTGATTGGAATCCCGGAAATTTAAATTCAGAACATTCTATATCTTATCTTATAGATATAGTGTTTGATGGAGAAAAATTTGTATTACTATGTTTCGATGATATATATACTTCTACAGATTTAAAAACATTTACAAAAGTTGTAAGTTTTTATTCTGGTAGAATAAATGCTTTAAGTTATAAAAATGGATTATATGTTTGTGTTGGAATAAATGATAGTAATGATAATGCTTATTTAGCTTATTCTTTTGATTTAACAAATTGGATTTCTATGAATCCAATTATTGATTCAGAGAATATAACAATAACTGATTCTATAAATACAGTTTTATTAGCATAATATAATAAGTTATAATAAAATTTCTTATTACAATACTAATATCATATTTTCTATTAGTAATGATAATGAGAATATTAAAATCATTTTAATATCATAAAAAAAAAGTTTTAAAGTTACTATACAAATAGTTGCATAAATCCTATTACAACATTTGTTTGCTCGGTTTTTATTTTTATATTTGCCCGTATCATTAAGTTGGTACGGGCTTTTTTATTGCTCGTAATAAAACAGATAAAACTATTGATTATGGCATTACACGTATGGTTAGTTGAAGGTTCTAAACTTATTCTTAATATAGAGCAGATTCTTAAAGTTCCTGTGCTTGCTACTATATATAATGATTGGCACAATGATAGAGAACTTATGTATAAGATATTTAAGTTTATTGATTGTTATGCTGATGAAGATGGATATATACATCGTAATGGTTTAAAAGATCAAAAGGCTTTTGATTATGCTATTGAAGTTGCTCAACTTAATTCTGACTTTAGACCTACTAAAGATATGGTTGATGCTATCAATTGGCTTATCGAGCATAATATAAATTATGTTGGTCAAATGTTCTTTGAAACTGTTAATGCTCTTCAAGCTGGTAAAGATTTAATGGCAGTTATGAATCAAAATCTTCGTAATGACCTAAAGAAAGATTCTTTTACTAAGGATGAGATTGGAGGTATGCTTAATTATATGCGTGAGATTACTAAGATGGGTAAAGATCTTCCTAAACTTATTGCAGAACTTAAAGAAGCTGAAGATAATTACATTAAGTCTAAACTTAGAAAAACTATTGTACGTGGAGGTAAAGAGCTTGCTGCTTCTATGGATGTTAATAATCAAATAGATAATGGTATTGGCAGTGGTATAGATATAATTGATTAAGCCATGAATAGTAAATATGAATTTTCTCAAGATGCTATTGATAACTTCATGTTTATTCATGCTTATTGGAAAAATAATTGTGATGGTATCAATGCTGCTCCTGAGAATAAATGGGGATATAAACGTGGAGATATTCCTTTTATAGATTATCTTTGTGAAGATAAAAGTAAATATCCTAAAGCATCAGAGGGAATTAGTTATATTACTAATAAGCCTTTATATGATCCAGATGATGATTTTCTTCTTGGTAATTCTGGAGGTATTCTTATGAATATTAACTTCATTGTTATTAATATCGAAAGACTTTCTCGTTCTGCTGATACTTTTGATGAATATGGTACTTATTGTGATTATGATCCTAGTACTCCTGCTTATGAATCATTTTGGCAAAGAGAAACATCTAGACGTAAGAAAGGTGTTATTATAAAAGCTAAACTTTATTATAAAGATATTCCTAAGTTTTTCGATAAAGCTACTACTGATGAAGAGCGAGATCTTTTGCTTAAGCCTATGCGCATTACAGGGGCTCATTATACTTATCTTAATTATGGTAGAATTGAACGTACACCTAACGCTAGAGAAAGAGAAAAGCTTAAAAGAGAAGGTGCTGAACACGTTGAAACTGTTATGGGTTTTCCTCGTTATTGGGATGGTGATTATTGGAATTTCAAAATAGATGAGTTTATTGCTAATAATAAATTTCATCTTACTAAAGCTAAAGCTCGTCGTAAAGGATTCTCTTATAAACGTGGTAGTCAAGCTGCAAATACTATAAATTTATTCCCTAATGTTACTGTTACACTTGCTGCTGACCAATTAGCTTATCTTACTGATAAAGGTGCTACTACATTTATGGCTAAGAAATGTCTTGACCATTTTGAGGAACATACATTTTGGCGTCGTGGTTATATTTCTGAGGCTATTGATGATATACTTCTAGGTTATCGTGTATCTACTAAAGGTCTTAAAAATTTTGGTTGGATGTCTAATCTTTATAGCGTTGCTTGTGGTAAAAATGAATCCGCTGCTGTAGGTAAGAAAGCTATTGAGATTGACTTTGAGGAAGCAGGTAAGTTTCCTAATCTCCAAAAAGCTCTTGACGTTACTTTATCTAATACAGAATCTGGTGCTATATCTGTTGGTACTATTCGTGTTTATGGTACGGGTGGTACTAAAGGTGCTAACTGGGCTGCATTTAGTAAAGCATTTTATAATCCTAAAATGAATAAGATGCTTTGCATGGAAAATGTATGGGATATTAATAAACGTCATGAAGTATGTGGTTTCTTCTTTCCACAAGTATGGGATTGTGAGCCTTATGTTGAACGTGGTAATTCAATTATATTCACTGCTTATGCTTGGGATAAACAAGATAAAGAGAATCATTTTCATAATAATGATAGTGAAACTCATATAATCTATAAAGCTCAACGTGCTAATACTCCTGCCGAAGCATTCATTAATACAACGGAGAATATGTTTGCATCTCCGGAGTTGAATCTTCATGTTTCAGATTTAATTAATGACAATGCTACTAGATTCTTTCAAGATGGTTGGATTGTTGTCAATGATTTAGGAGGTGCAAATAGAGCTGAATTTATACCTAGAGCCGAATGTATTAAACGAGACATATTTGGTAAAGGTAAATTCCATGAATTTGTGAATCAAGTTCCACATGGTTCTCGTGATGATACTCATGGTTGCGTTAGAATGTACTATCGTCCTTTCTTGGTAAATGGAGAAGTACCAAAAGATTTATATTTTACGGTGGTAGACGCATATAAGGTAGATAAGTCGCAAAAAGACGTTACAGATAAACATTCTCTTTATTCTGCACAAGTATGGATGAGAAGTAATACAATTACTCCATATCCGAATCAAAAGCTCTTAGTATGCGAATATATAGGTCGTATGGATACAATGGAGCAAAATGATATAGTTGCAATGGGTATGTGTCTTTTATATAATGCTGAATGTTGTCCTGAGGCTGGTACAGGAGAAACTGTATCTAACTTCATTAAATATAAACTAAGACGTTATTTAATGCTTGATCCAACTAATATGAATAGTCGTAAGTTAATTAATCCTAACAATAACGATTATGGTATTGTGATTGGTGATGGTGATAAAAAGTATAATGGTCTTCGTATGCTAAAGGAGTTTATTTATGAACCTTTAGGTTATACAGATGAGGGGAATCCTATTCGTAGACTAAAGTTTATTGGTAGTGTTCGTCTGTTACTTGAATGTCAGAGATTTACTGCTGAAGGTAACTTTGACCATATTAGTGCTGCTATTGTTGCTATGTATGTCTTTCTTGCAGACTCTTTAAATACTAAGCGTCTTGTTGAAGGTAATAAAGAAGATAATAGCAGACGTATTGCAAATCGTTTAAATCGTCGTTAAATGAATGCTTCTAAGATTCCTAATTCTTTAGAAAAACCTGATGTGTTTGTTTCAGAAGCTACTAAGCGTACTCCGAAATGGACTAAAGCTATGTGCGATTGGGTTATTGCTACTGCTCATTCAAATAATGATAAAGCAGAAATTAAAGCATTTCTTGATGCCGCTAACGGTATTGTAGATGAATCTACTTATAAGTATGTCATGGCGACTTATAATTCTGTTAATGGTAGAAAAGAAGATTTGCCAGGTAAGATTAGAGATGTTGATTTTATTACTCCTATTAAAGAGAAATATATAGGAGAGTTCATTAACACCTATAATAATTATCAAGTTTATAATGCTGATATTGATATTGTAACTAAGCGTAATAAAGATCTTAGAATTGCGCTTGATTCTCTTTTTCGTCAGCAATTTATAAACATCATGAATGCTAATGGAGTTCAAACAGGTGAACCTTCTAAAGAACTTCCATCAGCTGAAGATTTTATGAAAGAAGCTGCTAAAGATTGGATTGATGAGGAAGCTCTTAAAGGTCAGAGAACTCTTGATCTACTTAATTCTCTCATAAAAGCTAATGAGAAATATATTCAAGCATTCTATTATTGGTTTTGTACTGAAAGTGTATATTCATATCGTGATGTAAGATATAATGATGTTATCTTTGAAATTATTTCTCCTCTTGAATATTATCGTATTGATAGTGGTAATCTTTTTGTTGAAGATGATGATTATGGTATGAGAGAATTTGAAGTAAACATCAATGATATTATTGGTGAATATCAAGAGATTCTTTCTAAAAAAGATATTGCTTATATTAAGGATATAATTCATAATCATGAGAGTACTGGCGAATATACTGTTACTCCTTTGATGCTTCGTTCTAGAGAGATTGCTTTTAATCCTACTATTGATACACAGAGTTCCGCTCCCTACCACTCCTTGCCCTCTACCGGGGTTCTCAAAGCTCATCATTGTGTATTTAAGATTCCTATGAAACGTGGTATTCTTAGTTATACTAATGCTTATGGTGAAATTGAACAAAAAGTGGTAGATGAAGATTATGTTTTAGATCCTACTATAGGTGATATTGATATTGAATATACATATGTTCTTCAATGTTGGGAAGCATATCGTTTTGGTGATAAAGATTGGGGAGTATATACTAAAGCTCAACCATGTGTAGTTCAACGTGAAGAAGTTAATAATCTTAATCATTGTAAGTTACCTTATAATGGTTTAAGTCGTCTTATGCTTCTTAATAATCCTAAACCTATTCCTTATCGTTTATTACCTTATCTTGCTCTTTATCGTCTTTATACATTAGTAGAAGAACGTACTATTATGAAGTTCCGTTCATGGCTATTGATTCCTGAAAGTTTCTTAGCTGATACTAATGATATGACTATGGAAGAGCGTCTTGATGCAGCTAATAGAGATGGTACTTTAGTATTTGATGATAGTGAAATAGCTAAACAACAACCTTCACTTCAAGCTATTAAAGAGATTGCTAATACTACTATGATTAATTACTTAACTGTTCTTAATCAAATTAAGCAATCTATTAAGCAAGAAGCGTATGAATTAGCTAATATGAATGATCAACGTGCCGGAGATATTCAAGCTAGAGCTGGTAAAGCTGTTACTGAGATGGGTCTTAATCAAGCTCTTATGGGATCTGTATGGTCATTAAAGATATTTGATTCATTCCGTTCTCGTGATATGGAGGCTAATCTTGATGCTGCTAAGATTGCATGGATTGATGACTTTGAAGGTTCTTATGTTGATCCTAATACTAATGAAGTTGTTCAAGTTAGAGTTAATGGAACTGATTTTGTTAATTCTAATTTTGGTATTTTTGTTGGTAATTCTGCTGAACTCAATGAACAAGTTCGTAAACTTGAAGAAATTGCTTTTAGTGCTGCACAGAATGGTAATTTTGATGTAGCTGCTGAAGCTGTTTGTAATCATAACGTTGCTTCTTTACGCAAATATATTCAAGAAGCTGCTAAAGCTCAACGTAAGTTTGAACTTGAACGTGAAGAGATTCAAAAGAAATGGGATGCGGAGATTGAACAAATGCGTTCTGCTAATGCCGAAGCTCAACGCAGATTTGATGCTGAACAAGCTCAATTAGATCGTGACTCTAAAGAAGCTATTGCGGCCGATAGTAATCTTACTCAGATTATTGTTAATGATGCAAAACTTCAAGTAGATAAAGATGGTAATGGTTATATTAGTGAAGATGAGAGTAATGCTAATTCTCTTGATGCTTATCTTAAAATGACTAAGTTAAACTTAGACATTGATAGAGCTAATCTAGAGCGTGCCAAGTTCGAAGAGCAAAAGCGCATGAATCGAATCAATACGAATAAGCCACGAAAGTCTTAACGTGAGCCACGATTTTTATAAAAATGAATTGCAATATCAGCTAAAAATTGGTGTTCTCTAATGGCTGCATTTGAGCCTAAAATCAATGGAAATTAATTGAGATAATTGGAGGTTCTGTAACGTCCGGTGATGACGCTTTTGAAGATTATATTTCTATTGATGTTTTGAATACATTTATTGTTACTACATTTGTCATTGTTATAACTTAATTTATAAAAGAGAAAACACTATGCCAAATCCTATTGTTCCCGGTGGTGTTACTGATAGTACTACTACCAAAACTGCTGAAGAAATAGCTGCCGAAGAAGCTGCTAAAGCTGCTAAAGAAGCAGAGGATAAAGCTAAAGCTGAAGAAGAAGCTCGCAAAGCTGCTGAAGAAGAAGCTAGACGTAAAGCTGAAGAAGAAGCTGCTGCAAATGAAAATGAAAATGATGAAGATGCTAATAAAATTATTCTTACAACTGATGAAGGTGATGTGGAATATGAATTAGATGCTGAAGGTAATGCTGTTAAAGATGGACAGATTGTTTACACTAAAGCTCAATTAGATGAGTTTGCTGCTGCTGAACAACAAGAAGAAACTATTGATGTTTCTGCTATTTCTGCTATTTCTGGTTTAACTCCTGTAAACGCTGATGGTACTCCGAAGCAATATGATATGACTGTTGAAGGTCTTGCTCAACGTGATGCAGATATTGCTGAAATTGCTAGACATCAAGCTGAATCAGAAGCTATTACTAATTTCTTCCGTGCTAATCCTGATATTCATCAAGCTGCTTTATATAAGCAAACTTATGGTTCACTTGAAGGTTTTGCTAATCATGTTGATTGGACTACGATGAGTATTGAAGATAAGTCTGAAGCTCAACTTGAAGCTATTATTCGTTCTGCTGAAAAACGTAAAGGTACATCAGATGCTCAAATTGATCGTATCATTCGTTTTTCTAAAGCTGATAAAGTTTTAAATGAAACTGCTAAAGAAAGTCTTGATTATCTTGCTGCTAATCAGAAACGTGAAATTGAAGAAGCTACTGCTCGTCAAGAAGCGCAATGGAAAGCTGAACAAGATGAACTAGATAAAGCTTATGGTATTACCTATGATGATCATGGTAAAGCTAAGGTACTTAATGTTCCTGATTCTCTTTACGATAAGATTGTTAATAAAGGTACTATCGGAGGTCTTGCTATTCCGATTGCTGGTGTTAAGAGAACTGTAGACGGTAAAGAACAAATTCTTACTCGTAAGGATCTTGTGAAATACCTTACTGCTCCTGTTGTTGAAATTGGAGATTCTCTTTATACGCAAGCTCAAAAAGATGTTTTTGATATGCTTGCTGATAATGAAACGTTCGCTATGGTAGCACTACGGAATTTACTTGGTGCTGATATTAGTCAACTTGCTGCTGCATCTATACGACAAGAGAATGTTCGTCGTTTGAACATTACTTCTGGTGGTAAACCTAAAGTTAAGGTATCTACCCAAGGTGGAGTAACTAAAGTTAATCCTAATAGACGCCCTGTTGTTCCTGGTGGTATTGTTGATTCTAATAAATAATTATCGTAACTATGCTTAGAGAAATTGGAAAAAAACAGTATTCCAAAGAGGTTTATAGTGATGCCGATATGCTATTGAACTTTAATGTTCTTGGTGCTGTCGATTTAAATAAATCTCTTACTTATCTTTGGGGTAGGAACAGTAATCAATTCCCTCTTCTTTCTCTTACAGAAGGTCAAGGGAATATCTCTCGTAAGAAACCTATTAATGCTGGTGATACTCAGTATAAATGGAAGATTATGGGGAAACCAACTGTTACTTCCCCGATTGTGCGTTTAATTACGCCTACTCAAACACCCGGTAAAGGGTTTATGTCTTTTAAAGCTGAGTTCCAAGATAACTGGATTCCTTATCAATACTCTGCTATTACTCCTGATGGAAAACATCTTGTACGTATGCAGACGGATGGTGAGCAAACTGCAAGTGGTGGTTATATCTATGAAATGATCATACTTGGTGGTAATCCAGATGAATTCATTGATCTTAGCAATTTTGAAAGAGGTAAATATTGGGGTATGGGTGCTCCTACGATTGCTGGTGAATTATCAACTGGTTCTCGTAGTACTGCTGAATCTTGGAGTGAAATGACTAATCAATTTGGTTTCCATCGTTTCTCTAAGATTATTACCGGTAATATCGCTAATATCGTTACTGAGTTTGAACTTGATTATGATGATGGTTCTAAAGGTACTCTTTGGATGCCTTATGAAATGCGTCAATTCGAGTTTATGCGCAGACGTTTGTTAGAGGAAGACTTGTGGTTCTCTTCTTACAATCGTGATATTAATGGTGTTATTCATAACCAAGAAAAGCATTCAAATAAACCTATTCCTCGTGGTGCTGGAGTTCGTGATATTCTTATTGCATTCGGAAACTATTTCGAGTACTCATTCATGACTATTGAGCTTATTGATATGATTCTTTCTCGTATCTTTGAAGTTCGTAATGATATTGATTTGAGTAATAAGAATATTGTTCTTTATACCGGTAAAGGTGGTTCTAAGATGTTCCAACAATGTATCAAGAATGAAGCTATTGGTAATGGTTACTTCGATAAACTTGGTGCAGAAGAGATTCAAAGTCGTGGTGGTATTTTGAGTTATGGTGCTTACTTTAATCAATATAAGCATTACTCTGGAGCTACCGTTTCAGTTAAAGTTGTTGACTTGTTTGATAGCGGTTCTCGTGCTGAGATGGATCGTAAAAACGGTCGTATGTATGGAGGTTTCCCTGTTACTTCATATACTATGGTATTCTTGGATCACTCTGTTGATAATACTTCAGGTGAACCTAATATCCAACTTGTTTGTGAAGAAGGTCGTGAATACTTATATGGTGTTTACCAAGGTATTACTCCTCTTCCTAAAGAATGGGGTGCTTACAATAAGATGTTAAGTACACGTGAGGATATTGCTACCTATGAAGTTATGTCTTCTCAAGGTATTAATATGCTTAATGGTACTACTTCTTTCTGGGCTGAAATGATTTTTGAATAAGCGTACATTACGATTATTGTAAAGTATAAACTGATTAAAGTATAAACTATATGATATACTCACGCAAAATAACCTTAGCTTTAAAGCTGAATCCTACTATGTTTCAAGTAGTGAATCAGAAAAGTATTGGTGCTTTTAATACAATCTTCGGTCCTAGTATAAAGGCTGTTCTTACTTTATCTAGTAAAACTGCTGAGATGGCTTCTATTCTTCCTACTATTATTGGAGCTTCTTCTGATAGTCGTAATGTTAATTTTCAAGATCTCGTTCTTAAGCATTTAAAGAACTCTACCGTAGAAGTTCCTGCTCAGGGTTATGAATTGGAAACTGGTTGGGAGTTTTCACTTAATGATCCTATTAAGCGTGATGCTATCTTTGAATGGGCTAAAAAAAATAGCATTAATACGGATATTGTTCCGAATAAATTAGAGAAAGCTATTTTTGATGCTATGCTGTTTGGTGATGGTATTGCGGTTCATGAAGAGAATCTATATATGTATATGACTCCAATTAAACCTCAAGACTATATCATTTGGCGTTTAGCTCTTCTAACTTCTACTGTTGCTAATAAACCGGAAGATGTTGAGAAATCAACTAATATTCGTTTTTATTTGCATAGCATTGAGGATGTTAAACGTATGAAAGATGCTAAAACCAAAACTGTTGTTAATACTGCTACTAAGTTGGCTCAGTTGTTCACAGGTGATGAGGCTTCTTACAAGCGTATTCGCAATATGCTTATTTGTAATGCTCCTGCTGATACTCTTTCGATTATCAAGATGGAACATGGAGATTTGCAAACGGCTGTAGCTGAACTTTCACAAACAAATGCAGATGCGTTTATTTCTCTGTTTGATAATAAGAATGTAGAAGCAATGGCACAGGTCTATAAGCTATTAGCTGCACAAGTTATCACTAAAGATGGTGATAATTACTTTGACACTGTGCGTCCGGAAGTTGTTCTTGGTTCATCAGTTGAAGGTGTTATGGCTTATTTAGCTGCTCCTGAGAATGTTGAATATAAAGCTCAACTTTTCACTGCTTATAAAGCTTCGGTTCTAAATTAATAAAAAGCTGTCAGTATGTATAGTAGTTGTAAAGAAGCACATATCGCTGTAAATGAAAAGATTCAGCAGATTAATGCTAATAGGCAAGAATCCATTCGTCCGCAGTATATTGATATTGCTCTTAATGAAGCTATTGACGTACTGCTTACGCAAAAGATTAAAGCCTTTGAAGAAAGCGGACGCTATTACGATGATTTACAGGTTTTAAAAGATACATATAGAAGTCCTCTTTACCTTCTTTCAAATGAGGGTAACAGAGGATTTGCTTATTTACCTACGAATTATCTACATGGCGTTTCTTATACAGCAAGTGTTATATTCGATAAGTTTAAACGTTATAGGGCTACTGAATCTATTACTACTAGAATATATGTAATAAATATTAGTGAGCTATTTAAAACTATTCCTGGCTATATAGAAGATTTCAATATTCAAATTGGAGCTGATAATATTACTTTTCATTATCCTGCTAAAATCTATCGTAAAGATGGTCTATTTGAGTATATCAACTATATGCTTTCTGTATTACTTAGAAAAGGTTATAATGTGACCTACGAACATTACAGAGGCTCATATTACCCTGAATCGCTCATATTTTACTTTGATACGCCAACACTAATAGTAGTTGGTGATAAATATAATATTAAGTTAGGCCGATTCAGCAACGAGCGTTATACAGGGCGATATGAAGTTATAACTGCTAATGGAACGATAACTGAAGTACGAGAGAGCCGATTTGCGGGCATGGATTTAGTTTCAGATGTGCAACGCATGGATATGTTACAAACGTATCATAATCGAGCTAATAGACATCTACATCCGATATGTGTAATTGAGAATAATCGATTGCTCGTAGATATGGATGATAAATTCATTATCACTGATGTTGCTATTACATATCTTCGTAAACCTACTAGGTTTAATATTGTAACTGATGAAGTTTCTGAACTTCCGTTTAAAACTGAGATTATTGATCTTGCAACACAAAAACTTCTTGGTATCCTTAAAGATCCCGGTTATCAAGTTGCTATAAATGAAAATAATTCTTTAAAATAATACGTTACTATGAGAATTGTTAGTTACGGAAAAACATTTGTCGATAATATTACTGTTGATACTAAGTTATCTAATGGTCAAATCGGCATTTGTACTGCTTATGGTACTCAACTCCAAACTACTGGAACTAGACCTGAGCCTTTTGTAATTATGTCTGCAATTCCTACTAAGAACGGCGGGTATGTAAATCAAAGAGGTGTTGATATTAACCCTTTTAATTTCACTTATAATATTCGTAAATATACTGAAGATGATCAAAAGGAAACTGTTATTCTTAAAGGTATTACGAATCCTGCTTTGAAGCCCGCTGATGGAATTGTATATAATGCAGATGCTGAGTTCTGTGGTGCCATTGAAATTGTTTCTTCTGAACCGTATCGTCACGGTTTAACTGTTAATCCTAATCCTCAGATTGTACAGATACCTGTTCGCATTCATGCAACTGATACTCTTGATCGTCTTGTTGAGAAGATTAAGAAAGCAATGAGTCTTACGGCTTATAACAAAGAGTTGTTTGATATTACAGTTGCTAAAGATGCCCAAGGTGTTAATATTACAATTGTCGCTAAACAACCTACGAAACTTACTGTTAATGTATTTGGTTTGTTAGCTGATCAAAAGGCTAATGGAACTATTACTATTGAACATACTAAGTTATCTGGTTTCTTAGCTGATGTTGCTCTTAGTGATGAAGATTTACGTTATTCTTTGATTAACATGGGTTGGAATCCGAACGATGAGTGGCAAGAAGCATGGGGTATTGCTGATCCTAAAGTAGGTTTTGATAAGGTTGCATATCTTGTTATATCTACTGCTGAATTTAATCAATTCCCCGAAATAGCTGCTGATAATAATAGTCCACGTAAGTTCCAAATTGTTGTTGGTACTGAAGCTGCTATTGATGCAGTTGTTACTAAATTAGAAGCTATTAAAGTTTCAGCTAAAGGCAGTGGAGATAATGCCATTGCATTAAATACTGCAACTGATTAAGTTGCTATTTTAAACTACGTGGAGCTTAACGGTTCTGCGTAGTTATTTTCGTTTAAACTTAATGCTATGGAATGTAATATTAAAATTGTCAAGTTAAAACAAGTTCTTCCTCCGGGTACATTTCCTAAGCGTGAGCATAACGTTCGTTTTTTTTATCATCGTACTGATGGTTGTTATTATATGTATGATGAAAAAGGATGTGAGATTAATCTGACTACAGATGGTAATATTATCGCAATTGATAGAGAATTGATTGTTGGTAGTGAATCTCTCACAGATGACACTTTAGTTTGTATAGGTCTTAAAGCTAATTATGTACATCCTAGTCGTGGTGTTAGAAATAATACTTGTGGTTGTCAAGATACATATATTAGAGCTTGGACTTATATTAAAGATCTTCAAGATTTCTTGCAAACAGGTCATATCGAACGTAATTATTATAGAGTTAGTCTAACTCCTTCTCCGGAAGAAGGTGGTATTGTGGGTTGTACTGGTTCTCATATTATACCTGATGAAAGTCCTGATGGATTTAGGTTTCAATTTGAGGCTGGTAGTCAAGTTAAACTTTATGCTAAACCTGCTCCCGGTTATCACTTTATGGGTTGGAAAGAATACCATTCTAATGAGATTATGTCTATTAGTTCTGATTGGACTTTCAATATCAAGAAAGATATGGACTTGATAGGCGTATTTGAAAAAGAAGGTTCTTCTGTTAATAACTTCTATATTAATGTAGATGCTTATCCTGCAACTGCTGGTTATGTTGTTGGTGCAGGTACTTTCCCGAAAGGTACAAGACATTCTATAACAGCTGCCCCTATTGATGGTTATCATTTTGTTCATTGGAAAAACAGTAAAGGTATTCTAGTTTCTACTAATCTTCAATATGATCTTATTGTTGATTCAGATGAAACTTATACTGCATATTTTGAACTTAATACTCCTCAAACATATAAAGTTACTGTAAATACTACTCCATTTGATAAAGGTACAGCTAGTGGAGCTGGAGTTTATCAAGTTGGTCAAATTGCTACTATAGTTCCTTCTCCTGCTCAAGGCTGGAAAGTTGGAACTGTTTCTGCGTCTGACGGTAATATTACAGATAATGGTGATGGTACATGGAGTGTTGTAGTTAATCAAGATGTTACTATTACGGTTACTTTTGTTGAATCTATTAGATATTTCACGTTTAGCGTTATAGCTAATGCAAATGGTTTAGTTAGATATAAAGATATTCAAGGCCTTTGGTCTAATTGGGCTGCTAAACATGAAGTAACTGCTCCTGAAAAAACAATTGTTACTATTGAAGGTAAAGCTGATAGCGGATATGAGTTTGAAAATTGGATTTCTCCTACAGGTGCTACTCTTCCAAACAATGAGAATAACATTATTGTAGAAGAAGGTCTTAATCGTAAAACATATACTGCTTATTTTAAAGAAGCTCATACTCCTCCTACTGAGTTTAATTTTAGTTTACGTTGTGGATTAGGTGGTCAAGTTCGTTATAAAACTTCTGATGGCTCTTGGTCTTCATGGAGTACAAATATTGATGGACTAGAATTTGCTGCCGGTACTTTAGTTTATTTTGAAGCTCAACCTGAATCTGGTTATCAATTTGATAAATGGGATGTTAATGGTGATGAAGTTCTTGAAATATCTAGTTCTATTGAAATTAATCAAGTTACTAGAATTGAAGGATACTTCTCTAAAATTCCAATAACAAATCATAATGTTACTATTACAGCAAATGCTAATGGTAAATGTAAATATAAAGTTGGTAGTGGATCTTATTCAGAAGCTAAAGCGTCACATTCCGTTAGTATTGCTGATGGAGATGTATTAGAGGTATTAGCTGTTCCTGATAATGGATTTGCTTTTTCTAAATGGACTATTGACGGTTCTGAATCTACTGATAATCCATATTCACAATCAGTTCATGATGATTTAAGTTTATCATGTACATTTGCTGAAATCCCACCAGAAGAAGTTACTATTACAGTACAAACTGATGGCACAAATGAAGCTCGCTATCGTATAGGAGATGGTTCTTGGTCTAATTGGTCTAGTTCTGAACAATCCTTTAATGTTAATGTTGGTTCAATTTACTCTATTGAAGCACAAGTTAAAGGTAATTATATGTTTAAAGAGTGGACTACAGGTAATGAGAAAACATCAAGCAATCCTGCAAACTTCACAGCTAAATCGGGTGTAAATGCGATACACATTGCATCATTTGAAGCGATAGTAATGAGAACACTCACAATTGTTGCTGGAACAGGTGGAAAGTGTAGAGCTAGATTAAATAACTCTTGGAGCGAATATTATAGTGGTTCTCATACATTCACAGATATTGTTGATGGAACTAAAGTTACAATTGAAGCATTAGCAGATAATGGTTATCATTTCTCTAAATGGACTGATTCTGGCGCACCTTCTTCTGTTACAAGAGAAGTTATTGTTGATAGCAATAAAATTATAACTGCTCAATTTGAAGTTGATGCCCCTGATGAATTCCAAGTTACATATGAAGCTATTCCTAATGGAAGTGCTACAATGAATGGAGCTGGAACTTATGCTGATGGTGAGACTTGTAAAATTAAAGTTAATGTAAGTGCTGGTTATACTCTTGGAGATGTTCTTGTTGATGGAATTAAAGTTCCATTAAATGATCAAAATGAGTATAGTTTTGTTGTTGAAAAGAATATTAAAGTTACTATAAACTGCAATCTTATTCCTAAACCTGATAAATTTACACTAACTGTTAGAACTGATACTAATGATATTACGCAAGGTGGTGTAGGAATCGGAAGTGCTAAGAATTTAGTTACTGATTCTGGAGAATTTGTTGATGGTACTACTGCAACGATTCATGCTACAGCGGCAGAAGGTTATAGCTTTGGTGGTTGGTGGAAAGATGGAGTTAAGGTTTCAGATGATGTAAACTTTAGTGTTACTGTTGATGCAACTAAGACTTATATTGCTAAATTTACTCGAGATCCTTATTTAAATTTAGATAAGACTTCTCTTGAGTTTGAAGCTACTGGTGGAACTCAGACAGTTAATGTTACTTCTAACGTCGAATGGACGGTTTCATAATTAGGGGGGGGTACTGAGATGGCTATTGCTTCTTGGCTTACCCCTGCTTCTAAGAGTGGCACGGGTAATAAAACTGTTGGTTTAACTGCAAGTAAGAATCCTGGTGCTAGCAGAACAACAATTGTTACTGTTACTGTCAGTGGTATTACTAAAACTATAAACTGTACTCAAACGGAGCAAGATAAGTTTACTTTAAAAGTTTCTTCTACTACTCTTAATAGTTCTGGAACTGCAATAACAAATATTGGAGAATGTTCTATTGGCTCTGCTTCAAATGCAGGTGTTGCTACAGGAACTTATTATCGTGATACTTCGCAGAAAATTACTGCGAAAGCTGCTCCTACAGGATATAGTTTTATAGGTTGGTATGAAGGTTCTAATTTGATTTCTTCTAGTCTTCAAGTTTCTATTACAATGTCTGCTAATAGAACACTTGTTGCTAAATATCAAATTAAGAGCTATGTTGTAAATGCAGTATCTGATGATACAACTAAGGGAATTGTAAGTCCTGCTGGTCAAACTGTAGAACATGGTAAGAATGCTACTGTAACTGCTTCAAGGAAAACTGGATATAAATTTGATGGTTGGTATAATGGAACTACTAAGGTTACAAGTGCTAATCCTTATACATTTGCTCCTACAGCAAATATCACTTTAACTGCTAAGTGGGCTATTAATACTGTATCCGATACAGTAAAGATTAGTCCTTCTGGTGGTGGTACTGTTAGCCCTAATCCTATTACTGGGCAAGAGAATACTGTAATTAGTATTACGGCAACTCCTGCTACAGGTTATAGTTTTAAACATTGGAGATATAATGATTCTAGTGCTTCTGGGGGATATTCAGAAAGTACTACTAATCCTCTGAAGGTTACTATAACAGGTAAAAGAGATATTACTGCTGTATTTGAACTTAAATCTTATACAGTTACTTGGAATGCTAATGGTGGTACAGTAAGTCCTGCATCTGTTTCTAAAATTCATGGATCTACTTTAGGTACATTACCTACTCCGACTAGGGCAGCTACAGCAGAATATTCTTATACATTTGCAGGTTGGTTTACAGCGGCTAGTGGTGGTACTCAAATATCAACAACTACTACTGTAACTGGAAATGTTACTTATTATGCTCATTGGACAGCTACTAAACGTTCTTATACAGCTACGTTTAATGGTAATGGCGGAAATGCTCCTAGTCCTTCCACTATTACTAAAGAATATAATGCTGCTTTAGGTACACTTCCAACTTGCTCTAGAACAGGATATACATTCCTTGGTTGGTACACAGCTTCTAGTGGCGGAACTAAAATTTCTACTACAACTGTTGTAACTAAAGATATTACGTATTATGCTCAATGGTCAATTAATAGTTATACTTTAACATTTAATCCTAATGGTGGTACTGTAACTCCAACGTCTAAAGATCTTGAATATAATTCAGCTTATGGTACGTTGCCTACACCTACTAGGGCTTCTGATGCACAATATACTTATACATTCGCCGGATGGTACACTGCTGCAACAGGAGGAACTCAAGTAACTGCTACTACTAAGATGGCAGCTAAAGATACAACTGTTTATGCTCATTGGACATCCAATACTCGAAGTTATACTGTAAGTTATAAAACAACTTATGGAACTTTGAATAGAACTAGTCAAAGTGTTGTATACAATTCTAAAGGATCTTGTACTTTGACTATGCCTAATAACACAGCTGAATTTACTTATACGTTTGTTGGATGGTATACTGCGGCTAATGGCGGTGGAACTAAAGTTGGTTCCGAATTAACTTTAGAAACTCCTGCAATTACAGGAACTGTTACTTATTATGCTTATGTTACTAGAAGTACTAAATCTTACACTCATACTTTCAATGCAAATGGAGGTGGAACTGTAAGTCCTTCAACTATAACAAAAGCTTACAATACAGCTCTTGGTACATTGCCTACTGTTAGTCGTACAGGATATACATTTGTTGGATGGTTTGATACATCTGCTGCAAGTGGTGGTACTCAAGCTACAACAACCACTAAAGTTACTGGAACTAAAACTTGGTATGCTAGATGGTCTATCAATAGTTATACGTTTACATTTGATAAGAATGGTGGTAATACTCCTTCTGCTACAACTATAACTAAAGAATATAATACCGCTATTGAAACATTGCCTACTTGTACTAGAAGTGCAGATAATACTTATACGTATGCTTTTGCCGGTTGGTTTGATACTTCCGCATCTAGTGGAGGAACTAAATTAACTACTACTACTAAGGTAACATCTAATAAGACTTGGTATGCTAGATGGACTTCAACTTATAAAAATTATACTGTTACATGGGATGGAAATGGTGGTACTCCTAGTAAGTCTTCTAGCTCATTCCATTATAATGATGCTTTAGGTACATTACCTACGGCAACTAGAACAGGTTATACGTTTAAAGGTTGGTCTACGTCTAAGACCGGTACAGTAAATGTTAGTACAACGACTAAAGTAACAGCTAATGTTACATATTATGCTGTTTGGACAATTAATTCTTATACTTGGACATTTGATGCAAATGGAGGTACAGGTGATACAACTAAGACATTAAATTATAATGCTACACTTAGTACATTACCTACGGCAAGTAGAGCTTCTACCGCGGCTAATAACTATACATTTGCAGGTTGGTTCGATACTGATGCTTCAACAGGTGGTACTCAGTTGACTACTTCAACAAAATGTACTGGTAATAAGACTTGGTATGCTAGATGGACTATATCTACTAGACAGTATAAATTGACAGTTACTGCTGGTACAGGAGGTACAGTTAGTGGTGGAGGTACTTATGCTTACAACACTAAAGTTACAATAAAAGCTACAGCTAATTCTGGTTATCATTTCGTTAAATGGGGCGATGGTAATACAAATGCTACAAGAGAAGTTACTGTAACTAGTGATGCAACATATACTGCAACATTTGCTCAAGATCCGTATTTGAATCTTGATAAAACAAGTCTTGAATTTGAGGCATCAGGAGGTACTCAAACTGTTAATGTAACTTCTAATGTTTCTTGGACTGTTTCTTAAACTATTAAAATTTCCGCAACGCTCTGCAAACCCCAGTAGAGAAGGTGATGTGGAAGCGTGCGGAACTCAAAATCTATTTATAAATAATTAAATTGTCATTATTATGATTTCAAATTCTTCTTTAGATGAAAGAGCCACTGCGGTGGAAATTGGTGGTTTAGTTGATGGAGTTGGTGCTCCAGTTATGCGTGCTGCTTATGCATTAAAAGCAAAACCGAGCTGGATTACGTTATCTTCTGTTGAAGGCACAGGTAATTCGCAAGTTGATGTTACGGCTCCTGTCTATAAAGGACGTAAAGGTCGTTCAGGATCTATTACTGTAGTAGTTGAAGATTTAACGGAAGAGGTTGCAATACAACAGTCAGGTTCTAGTATTTGGGATGTTACCACTCAATCTTTAGCTTTCGTTAAAACAGGTGAAGCTAAGAAGTTTACAGGTAATTCTAACTTGGCTTCTATTACGTTTGCTGTTGATTCAGATGCTTCAGCTTGGTTGACTGCTGGTAAATTAGTAGTTGCTACTAAGCAATATAATTCAGGTGCACCTATCGAAGGTGACCCTGGAGCAAATGATGTTTATTCTTTTGAGATTACGTTTACTGCTGCTGCTAACCCGACAGTTAAGACTCGTACCGGACATATTACTGTTAATGGTCAGAAATATACTGTTAATCAAGCTGCTGGTGATGCTACTTTGTCTGTATCTCCGGCTTCTTTGACTTTTGCTTCTGCTGGTGAAACGAAACAGATTACGATTACTACCAATACCGCTTGGACGATTTCATAATCTAACTTTCATTTGAATATTGTGGGTCTAGTGGGTACTAAGGTATCTACTAGACCTTTTCTTGTATAAACTAGTTAATCATTAAATATAATTATTATGGCTAAACCTAATTGGGTTTCCATTAGTCCTACTAGTGTAAATAATGATGGTAGTTTTGATGTAACTGCTGAAGACAATTATCTTAATCCTGCTCGTGAAGGAATTATTACTGTTGCAGGGGGGTATTAATAAAACTATTGATGTAAATCAAAAATCAAATAGACTTACATTACAAAGAGTACGTCAAGCAGGTCAAAGTTATCCTCCTGCAAAAATAGAGACACATGATGGTAAGGTGTATGATATTACGTCTTCTAGTCAATATTCAGCTGAAATAAATGTTGATATTGGACCTACACTTATGATGGTTTATCCTGGTATAGGTACTGGTAGCACTAATTTTATATTTCAATTTAATATAGATATAGATGAAATTGCTTTAGGTATGAGTGATATGAGTGATAAATCTCCATACATTAATGGTAGAATAAATGCTAGTGATCCAACACAAGTTATGTTAATTTTAGGAAATGGTTATCCAGAGATTTCTAATGCAAAATTAATTATCACTGTAAAAGCTAATGATCAAACTATGAATATTTATTATACAAATAAAGTAGATGCTTGATGGAAGATACATTATTATTACAACTAATTCAATCTATCAGTATTGTTTATATTGCTATAGTATGTTTAACAACGTATGGCATTATTCAGACAATATCTAATATAACTAAGTACAAAGTTTCTCGAAAAGCTAAAAGTATTATAAGTTTAATTGTAGGTATTCTTACAGCTATTCTTTATATATGTAAATTTGATTCTTCTCTTGAAACTGTATTACTCTCTTTTCTTATTTCTACGTTTGGATACGATTTGATTCTTAAACCTATATTTAAACGTATTACTCAGCGTTTTGCTGATTCTAAAAGCGTATAATCGCGGACCAATGAAGTACTATTACTAATCGGTTTAGTGCTTCTTTTTGTCGTATAAGGGAAAATCATTGCTCGCTTATATCATCTACTAAACGTTCTATTAATGATTTAAATTTCCTAGTATGACACCTGTGACTTATACTAATTTGAATAAACTCTTGTTAATTAGAGATATTCAGGATATTGCTAAAACTTATATCAATGATGATAGAAGTTATCGTTGGATTCGGAAGAATAAAATTGCTGATGTTTATCATATAGGTTATGTTACTTTTATGAATTACATTAGTGTTCCCTCCATTAATGCGAAAATTGATGAAGCAATTGCTAAAAGAGAATCCTTGAATACAAAATTCAAGTATTGATATTAATGTTCATGTTATAAGTCTAATTCTTATCATTGCTGATTATAGTAATATATTTGTTGTGCATCTCAATGTCGAGATGTATTAAAACAAATAATTATTATGACTAACGAAAATGAAACTGGGGTTAAAGTCCCTAAGGGACAAATTAACTACAACACTGTTGCAGGTTCTCTAGGTCTTGCTGCTTTTGCAGGATTGGGTTTGAAAAATTGGTTTGGTGGAGCTTGTGGTAATAATCAAGTTGCTGGTACTGCTTTCACTGAAAGTCAATTTGTTTCTAGTTTAATGTCTGAATTAGCTAAAGAGAAGTCAGAAAGATATGCTGATTCTATTGGAATCAATACTTTCAAAGAAGCTTTGGCTTTAGTTAAAGAAGAACGTGAGACTAGACAAGCTAATGACAGAATTACTTTCGAAACTCTTGCTCGTTTGGATAAAGAGTCTGCTCTTAACAAACAAGATATTGAGTGTTTCAAGAAAGAAGTTGCTCGTGAGTTCTTAGATGTTAGAGGTGATTTGAAATCTGCTATCGCTCTTGAAGCTGAACGTCGTAAAGCTGCTGATGATCAAATTTTTGATTATGGTCAGTGTAACTATGTTCGTTATATCAAGAAGATTGATGCAACTCAAATTTGTCCAGTTGTTGAAATAGCTGCTCGTGCTGCTGGTCCTGCTGTACCAGATCCGAATGCTACAACTTCTGCCACTAACGCTTAATCTTAGAGCAATATGAATAATTCAGAACTTGTTGCAGTAGCTGTACGTAAATGGCTAACTCCTATAGTTAAAACTATTGGCGGTGGAATTAAGATTCCTGTTACTTCAGGTATTGGTAAATTTATGAGTAGTTTCTTTGGTTTAGATCTATCTACTTATAATGTTCTTAATGAATTAGATTTTATTATTGAGCCTACACTTGATTATATTATTAAGCCTCAATTGGCTAAGTTATCTAAGTTCATTCCAGATGAACAGATACCTAAAGTAGTTAATAGTTATCTTGATTCAGCTATAACTAAAGCTACTGCAAAAGGTTCTGTAAATATCTTTGGTTTTGAATTTGAAGCTACGGCTTTTCAGAACCTTAAACGTGAAATTGATAACTCTCTTAAAAATAATGTAAGTCATGATGAAAGACCCGCATGAGCATACTGAAATGCTTCACGAAAACGAAGATGTAAGAAAGAGGGATTGTCGAAAATATAAAGAACTTTACGGTAAACATTTTACTAAAGACTTATGTGAATGGGCTGTTTCTAAAATGGAAAATCGTAATGGTACTCATCATTATTATACTTTAGAGGAGGTTAAAGAGATTTGGCATAAGTATAATATGAATGATATTCACAATGCTAACTGGCATGATGTTACCTATGTAATGAATATGGCATATGCTGACTTTTATGGTCGCTTATTTACTGAGCATCATGAATGCGCTATTTATGCTTATCTATTCATTACTGATCCTGATGGATATGAAGGTATAGCATTCCAAAGATGGCTTGCTGATATTAAGGGTAAAGACGAAGATATTCCTTGGAAGAAGTTCATACAATAGCATTTAGTCACAGATGTTATTTATATTAAGGCAATTTTAATTATTCCTGATCCGACTGCTAGTTCCGCTAGTAGTCGGATTTTTTTGTTTATAGCAACTTTCTAAATACACGAATATGAATTATAAAACAAATTGTGTAATGAGTGGTATTTTTATTGCTATATTAAACTTGATTGGTGTTATCGTTTCATCTATAGGTGTTGTCTTCGTTAAAGAATGGATTGCTAAAAAACGTCGTAAGATTACAACTGATATTCTAGCATCTAAAGCTGAATGTTGGATGCAATTAGATAAAATAGCTTCTAATGTTAGAAATGCTCTAAATGCTAAAGGTGTTTATGTAGCATACTTTCATAATGGTGGTAAATTTTGTAATGGTATTAACATGGATAAATTTACTGTTATTGCAGAAGATTATGATATTAGTATAACAAATCCTTATAAGGTTCGTTATAGTAATGTGCTTACTTCTATAATGCCTTATACAATTCTACGCTTATATAGAGATAGTAAGTATGTGTTTCGTATGAGTAATCTTACTAAATATCATTCTAGTATGTATGTTGGAGATCTTAGATCACGTGGATGTAATACTGCTGTAAGTATTCTTATTCGTGATTTAAAATCTGATATGCCTATTGGATTTCTCAGTGTTGAGTTTGAAGAAGACTTTGAACCTAGTACTGATATGATGCAAATATTTTGGAAAAATCACAATCGTATTTCTCGCAATATGACTATGGTTATAGATGCGACAGAAGACACTCATAAAAACTAATATACCATGACAGTTATTTACGCAAGAACTAGTTTACCGCCTAGGTGTGGTAGGGGTTCAAAAAATCTAAAGAACGTTATCCGAGTTACTAATAAATATGTTAATTGTGGTCCTTGGCATGGCGTTGTTTCCGTTAAGAATCGTCCTATTATAAAAGGTTCTAGACCAGATATTCCTATACTTGAACTTTCAACTAATCATATGAAATTCATCCCTCGTGGTGAAACTAAAGAGTTAGGTATTTCAACTAATAAAACTTGGCGAATTGTTTAATGTATTATTATGGCAACACTTAATCAACTAGGAAGTAAAATTTCTAATATATTAGGTAAGCCGGGTGATCATAGCATTCAAGAAAGAGCAAAGAGTGCATGTAAGTCGCTCTTTGCTACTTTTATTCGTCAAAGTATTGAACGTAATGGTGTAGATGAGGTTCTTAAAGTTAGCTTTAATGTGCCTTTAATCTGTATTCCGCTTACTGATTTAGAAAATACCTATGCCGGAATTGGTGCTAAAGATATGATTCTTACTACTGAGCATCGAGTTCCAACGCCTTTACGTATGCCTAATGATGCACCATTTCTTCATGTATATACACAGCATGATGATGGTAGTTTTATTACATATAAATACGCTAGTAATAGCATAGTTCCTCTCTTGACCACAGTCTATTCCCCTACTGGGGTTTGGGGAGTTTATCAAGTCGTTAATGGTAAACTTAAAATTATCATCAAAAATACTCTCAAAAACTTTGAGATTGATGCTAAAAATTATAAGTTTGTAACGATTGTGTTTGTAGCTGAAAATCCTGAAGATGTTATTACTATGTATATGGAAGATGATGGTCAAGATATTGAACTTCCACTTCCAGCAGATATGATAGAAAGAATAACATATGAGGTTCTAAGAACTGAATTTGGTATTAAGCCTACAGAACATGAAGTTAAGATTATTAGTGATAGTACTTATGCTCCTAATGATCCTAATGGAACTCAACGTTTAATTCATAATAAAGTAGAATAAACTATATGGAATCTATACACTATTACCACGATTATCAAGAGTATTGCTATAATACTATTGAGAAACTTAGTAAAGATTTGCATAATACTTATGTTAGACGTAATAATCTAGCTAATATTTGTTATGCTAATCTGAATCTACTTGAATCTAACAAGATAACTAAAGAGTTACTTGATAATATGATTCTAGGTAAGAAAGTAAAAGGAGTTAAACTTCTGAGAAAGCTTGATTGGAGTAACGAAGCTAAAGCAGTATCTCTTCGTATTACTTATAACCGATTCGCTTATCTTTGTACAGTTCGTATTCCTAAATTACTTGCTATTATTAGATATTATGATTGGATGTGTCGTATTCCTCATAGTATTTTTAATCAGATTCAACGAAGTCTTAATAAGAGTCTTATAGAAACTCTGATACGTGGTGGTAGTGTTTCACTTGGTACATATCTTGGTACTTATCAAGTACAACGTGCTGTTGCTAGAGAATCTGTTGATTGGGCTGCATCTTTTCGTCTTAGAGATGAAATGATTGCTGCTGGTATTGAAGTTCAGAGCTTTCTTAATCCTTATGGTAAGAATTGGAAAGTTAAATCTGATAATCCTTATTATTGGTTCTGTAAATGGATTCGTCATAGAATGGGTGTAGATGTTGTACCTAATCAAATATTTTATAAATATCATCCTACTCATTGTCATATTAATATTAATACTGATAGTAAGATTACTAAATATAAGACAATAGAGGAAGTTATTAAAGCTGATAATCTTGCATTTGACGCTAAACTTAAATATATTCGACAGCATGATCCTACTATTATGGATAGGTATCCTCATGCTAAGAGTAAACGTGAACGTACTAAAAACAATGAAGTAGATGAATACATTAGACCAAAATCTGATTAGCTCTAGTGTTGTTATTCATAGGATTATTGAAGATTATGATGTTCATTCTATGGATTTCATTACTCGTATTCCTACTTGGATATGTGAAGCTCTTGCTGATTTAAATATTCAGCAACATTATATTAACATAGGAGAAACTATTGATTTTGATGATTATCGTTGTGAACTTCCTAAAGGTTGTAAAAATGTTCGTTTAGTTACTATTGGTGGAAAACGTGCTGATTTTACTACTAATCCTGCTCCATTTGAGCATGATAGTGGAAACTATATACCACTTGCCGTTTCATTCCCGATAGGCTGGAATCTAACAGAAAACGTTGTTTTTGACTTCATACGAGCTACTAGAGAGAGTTTATACACTTACTCGATTAACGGATCGTATTTGCATCTAAATGTCAGAAAAGGCACGTTAGGGCTGTTATACCACGGGTTGCCAATGACACTAGACGAAATACTTAAAATCAATGTTCCTCTTATACCTAATAATGATGTTCTTATTGATGCTTTAAAGAACTTCGTTATGATACGTATTCTTCAACGTAATTACCGCCATCCAGTTATGAATCTAAAAGAAAGTAATCCTTACACTAATCCGGCATTAGCATACGATAATGCTAAAATAAAAGTTCGAAATGCTTGCAATAGGCTTACTAAAGATAAACGAGATGATTGCAGTAAATCTATGTTGAACTTCTTCTTAAACATGAAAAACCGTTATGTGAATTAATTATGAATATAAATGATGGTTTATATCCTAATGCTAATCCCGGTGCAGTCAGAAATGGTGTTAAGTCATTTGCATTAAATATAATGTATAATGATGATGGTAATACTCTGATTAACGAGAATGGTTTTGAGGTTTATAAAAAAGATTTAGACGTCTACGGAACTTTAGTTGGTAAAATTGAAGTTCCGTTAGGCGTCATTTTGTTTTTTAAAGGTATTCCTGATAAAATAGTTTATATATATCAAACAACTAAAGATAAAGATGATATTAAAACTATTGTATTTCAAGGTAACTTTAATTTTACTATAGATCATCCTATTAGTGGTACATTCACATATATTGATGAAACTAATTTATTTATAACATTTACTGAAGGTGTATCTAGTGATAATGAAACTCGTATTCTATATATTACTGAAGCTCAAAGTAAATATAAAGGATATATTGAAAATCCTATTATTGAAGATAATGTTACTACAATTACATTTAAAGAAGGTTTTGAATATATTCTTAATCTCATTCCTGATATAGTGTTTCCCACATTAGATATTAATATTATTGCTGGAGGTCTTAAAGCTGGAGGTTATCAATTCGCAACATCTATTAAATTACATGATGGAACATATAGTGATTATTCTCTATTATCTCCTGTATATTATGCCGCTCCTGATTATGGTGAGAACATTGCTATAGGTGATGTAACTAAAAAGGGATTTAGATTTAAATTTAGTAAAGCAGGTACTTACAAATTAGCTATAGTATATAAAAGTCCTACTACAGAAGAATGTTATGAAACTTTTGAAATTAATATTCCATCTGTTAATAGTACTTTTGATTTTACTACTATATCTAAGATGAAATCTATTTCTATAGATAATATAATTATAAGTAATACCGCTTATACTAAAGATGAAGCTCAAACATCTTTTGATGGTTATCTTCTTAGAGGTAATGTTGTTACTCCTGAATATAAAGATATTACTGATTTCTTCACAAGTATTGATGGTGAACTTCTTCTTCAAAAAATTAAAATTGATTTTGTTAAGTTTGCTGAATTTAGTGGTGTAAAAGATTTTGTTAATACTTCTATTACTCCTCATAGTGGAAGTGGTAAAGTTGGAGATTTCTTTAAATCTAAAGATATATCTAATAGTGGTTCTTTTAAGGAAGATGAAGTTTATTATTTCTTTATTACTTTTATTGATCATAAAGGTAAATATATAAATAGTTTTCCTATTAAAAATTCTCGTGGAACTTATGCTCATATAATCAATGCTTCTAAAACTAAAACTCTTGATTTGTATGGAGCTAAAGTTAATATGAATACTTTTGTTTCAGCTTTTAATACTAATATTAATATTACTAAATTTAAAAATAGTATTAAGAGTTATACTATTTATTATGCTAAATCTACACCTGAGATTTCAAACTGGATTTCTCAATGTCTTACTATTCGTGATATAGGAACTAATGATGTAATTGGAGATAATTATGAAGACCCTTTTAGATCCGCAAGTCGTTTTAGGTTATATCCTATTGAATATCTTGTTACTAATACTGTGTTACCTTCATTCTATATTAAAGGTCTTAGGTATAATAAAGAAGCTAAAATATGCCTTAATAATTATGAAGGTGGTTCTGGTACTGAATGGGGAAATGATGCCATTCATAAAGCATGGAATGCAGGAGATAGAGCTAGATTAAATTCTCTTATTCAAGAAAATCTTCTTAACGGTAAGAATCTTAATACTCCTGATAAATCAATTAACGCTGGTGAATATTTAGGTGCTTTTGATAGGCTTAGTAAATATACTAAGAAGACTGATATGCCTAAGACTAGTAAAGATTTTAATATGTTTACTGATTGGGGAAATCATATCAAAGGCCCTTGGGAATCTGGAGATCTTGTTCATTCTATTCTTGATACAGAAACTACAGATATTGCAAATAATGCTCCATATCCTACGATTCTTAATGCAGACTTTTATCCTGTAAATAATAGTGCTATATCTAATGCTGGATGTGATAGTAGTTTCAAATTAATTAATGGTTCTACTATGCTTCAAGAAAATATCTTTGGATTAGCTAAAGAAGGTACTGACAGTGAAGGTGGAACTAGTTTACCTAATGAGTCTCTTACGGATATTGTTTATAAACAAGCTGATGAAGAAATTGATGGTGTTAAACGAGATGTAAGAACTCAAACTAGGGTTATTTCTGTTATAACTAAGGATGATGATTCTGATAGTTATAGGCAAGAATTAACTACTATTAAAGAGAAACTTATATACGCCAATGGTTATAATAATGCTGAATATTTAAAACAAAATTCAGAAGGCACTTGGGAAGTTATAACAAATGAAAAAGAAGCTACTATAGTTTTAAGTAGTGAAATTACTGTTAAGACTCTTACGGCTGAAGAATATAATTCTATTATTATTGAAGTATCTAATAAAGATGATTCTAATTGGATTCTTCTTTATAATGAGAATAAAAAATATTATAACTTTGATACGTTTACTATATTTAATAGAGGTATCGTAGATTTAAATCGTTATTATGACGTTAATACAATTCCTGTACCTGATTTATTTAATTTATCTTTAGTTGCCGCATCTAGTATATATCCTATAGAGAATACTGATGAAATTATTCTTATTGGTGATACATTTCCAGCCTGTGTTACTCAACGTTGCACTTGCCCTTCAAATAAATTCAATAATGTTGGAGATGCTACTCATCATAATAATAATATCTATCATATTCATCGTATGATTATTACTTATTATATTAAAAGTAGAATGAATTTTCTTGCACTTCATAGTGGTAAAAATGTAAATAGTTCTATTATTAAATATAAAGGTACTACGGCTAATAATAATTTTTCTGGTAAAGCTAATAAATTTAATATCAATACTATTATCAATAAATTCACAAGTGGTCTTAGTGAGGAATATGCACCTCATACTATGGATATATATCCGACTACTTTTGATTATGATTCTATTATTGATTTAGGTTATAGAGATTATGTTATTGATAACTTTTGGCATACCGAAGATGGAAGTGCTTATGATGTTGAAATGAATTGGAAAGGTTTCAATGATATTACTCAATTTAAATCTACTGATAATCTAAAAGATACATTTGCTGCTAGAATTATTCGTTCTAATGTTAATAATATGGAATCGAATGATATTGGTTGGCGTAAATTTAAAGCTGATTCTTATAAAGATATTCCTATTACTAAAGGCTCTATTGTAAATCTTTTATCAGATGCTAAATCTCTTTATATTCAAATGGAACATACTCTATTTGTAACATCTGTTAAAGATAGTCTTAATCAAGAAGAAGATGGGACTTATATTGGTACTAGCGATATTTTTGAAAGAACTCCTATCGAAATTATCTTTAATAATACCGGTAAGATCGGATGTAATAATAAGTTTTCTTCTATTATTACTCGATATGGTTATTTCGTTTGTGATAACTTTACAGGTACTATATATCATGTTAAAGGTGAATCAGATGTATCTGATATTTCATCTATAGGTCTTCAAGGTTGGTTTAAAGAATATATTAAAGAAAATGCTATTAATCCTTTAAATACTAATGGTAATTTCTTTATATTCGATGATTATAATAGTCGTATCATATTTATTTCTAATAATCCAGATAATACTTATACGATTTCATATAATCTTAAGACTAATCTTTGGATTAGTTTTCATTCTTATAATCCTATTATTACTTGGTCGAATCGTTTAGGTACATTTGTTGTTGATACAAATAATACTAAGATTTATAAGATTAATGCTCCTAATAAGTGTATATATTTTGATAATAAGATAATGCCATCTATTGCTCAATTTATATATAATGAAGAGCCTCTTGTTAGTAAGTTATTTAATCATATTGAATGGAATAGCGCACTTGTTCATAATTGGAATCATCTTACTGCTGATAAGATTAAATTCTTATATGATAAGACTATTGATTATTTAATGATTAATACTGATACTCAAAGTACTGGTATTCTTCCAATGATTCTAGATGAAACTTGGTATGATGACCATACTCTTAAATATAAAGCTGGACACTATTTATGGAATCTCATAGAAGACCATATAGACAACGATAGAGCATTCCAAATTCTCAATCCATCTAATATACCTTTTGAAATAGATAGGCTTTTAGGAATGAAATATGAGCCTAAAGCATGGTATGAATATAGTAAGATTCAGAATCAATTCGGATATATTACAATGGTGTACTTAAATCGTTTTATTGATACTACTACTAACGAAGATATTAATGAAACTGATGTCAATGCTATCATAGATAATCATTCAGATAATATTGATATTACTAGTAAAGATTCTAATATCAAACAAGCTGAACTTAGATTATATGATATTAACGTTGTTGTTACTAAGAATACTAGATTATGAACTTAGAGGAACTCTGTAGACCCCAGTAGGGAAAGAGCTTGTGGAAGCGAGAGGAACTCTGTTAATATACTAAGTATGCCTAAAAGTAAAACTAAAACTACTGATAAAGATAAAGAATATGTAAATAGACGTCTTGCTCTTGCTAGAAAGTTCTATGATTACATAAGTGCTTTTGAAGATGATTATGCAGAGAATAGAACTAAAAGATTAGTTCGTGAAAACAAGAACTCTTCTGATTTTATTATTCCTGATAGTGATTATCCTAATCATTTAGTTTCAAGAGCTTTGCAAGCAATGTTTGAAACTGAATATGATGCAGCTTTATTTAAAGCTAATGGAGATAGATATTATAATCCGGAAGATGATAGTATTTTGCTTACTAAAGATCAACATGGAAATTCTATTTCTCCAATGCGTATTAAAACAACTTCTTTGCATGACATAATTAGAGCTGCAAAGAAAGTTAAAGGTTCTAATATTGATAAAGCTCTTGCTTTAGCTTATACTGAATCTACATTTGGTGTTAATCCTCATTTATGGGGTTTTCTAGGTCGTAAAGGTGAAACTTCTAAAGAAAATGTAACTAAAGCGATGAATGAAAATCTTAAAGCATATAATGAAAGTGATACATATAATCCTGCGCAGTTATTAGGATTAGATCATATAGATCCTGATAATGTTACTAAAGTTAATACGTATTTATCTAAATTAGTTGGTAAAAACGCTAATGCTAAAGAGTTATTCGAATATGAAGATGATGGCTTTGGTGGTAGAAATATCAATTTAACTCGTAAAGGCGAAGAATACTTTGGTAAACGTCTTAATAATTGGTTAAGTGAAGGTAAACTTCCTAATGCTTTAGTAAATGGTATGATTAATGCTGAGAACTATGTTAAATCTTATGATCCTACTGTTCAAGCTTTAAAGTATTTTCAAAAGAATCCTGTTAAATATAATAGTTCTGTATATAAAGCCGAAGATGCTGGTCAAGATATTAGTAAAATGTCTGATGCTATGAAAAGTATTATTGGTCTTAGAAAACATAATCCTGAATTAGATATGTGGATAGAAAAAAATAAACGTTATGGTGGTACTATTAAATCTCTTAAAGGTAGACGTAGACGTTATGATCTAGGTGGAACTAGAGATAATGTTAATAGTGTTACTGGAAGTAGCTGGGGTGCAGGTAAAGGTATTCAAGGGGCTGAAACTAAAAGCGGTTTAGCTAAAGGTCTTGGTATAGGTTCTACTGTAGGTGCTGCTGCCGGAAGTATAGTTCCCGGAGTTGGAACTGCAATTGGTGGAGTAATTGGAGGTATTATCGGTGGAGTTTCAGGTTTGATTAGTGGTATCTTTAGTGGACGAAGAAAGAAACGTAAAGCTAGAGAAGCTGCTATTAGAGCAGATATTACTAAGAATTATGAGCTTGGTCAAGATGATATTCGTATTGATCAACAAGCTTTAAATGATATTACAATTAATACAAATCCTATAGATATTTATGGAGATAATCCTATACCTACAGGTAATACTCAAACTGTTAGTAATCAATATAATATGATTGGTGTCCCTACAAAAGAAAATTATGAATTTGCTTTTAGATGTGGAGGCAGACGTAAAAGATATGCTGATGGAGGTTCTATAAATCAAGTTGCGTCTAATGCCGCAATAGTTGAAGGACCTAGTCATGAGCAAGGAGGTGTTCCTTATGGAACAAATGCTGAAGTGGAAGGTGGTGAAGCAATACTCAATGGGAGTAATGCTGATTATATATTTAGTGATACTCTTAAGTTAGGGGATAGAACTTTTGCAGATATTGCTAAACCTCTTATGCTACATAAAGGTTATCTTGAAGATAAGTTAGCTAAAAGTTCTGTAATGCTAGGTGGTCTTTTACGACTTACAGATCGTAGTACTTATGCTATAGATCGTAACACTAATGCTCGTAATACTGAAAAGCAATCTGCTAGACACAATAAACTTCTTGCTGAAATTAATGGAGTTCAAGCTGAATTGAATAATCTTTATAATCAACAAGAAGCTATGAAAGCTGAATCTGGTGATGTTGCAGAACCTAAAACCGAATTTGCTCTTGGAGGTTCTATTTTTGCTTGTGGAGGTAAACGTAAATATCCTAATGGGGGTCTCGTTATTCCTCCTTTACAATCTACTACACCTATACCTCAATTTGCTGAAATGGATATTCAAACTGTATCTCCTATTACACCTACTGTAAACGCAGGAGCTATGAGTGGTGCTACAATGGGAGCTAATATAATTGCTAATTTTATGGCTCAAGATGCTATGAATAAACGTCAAGCTGTTGTATCCGGATTACCTTCTCACATTAAAGATGCTGTACTTAGTGAGGTTGGTATGAGATGTGGTGGAAAAGTTAAGAAAGCTGATGGGGGTTCTGTTCAAGTATCTCCTTTTAGTGATTTAAATATTCAAGTTGATAATCCAACTAAACAGATGATTAATCCTAATCCTTATCTTATGACTCCTATGATGCTTAGAAGATGTGGAGGTAAAACTAAACGTTATGATTTAGGTGGATTTATTTCAGATGAAAGTGGTAATCTAATAGGTGCTGCTGGTAATCTTATAGGTAGTCTTATGCAAGGTCGTAGTAAACGTAAACTTGCTAAGAGTATTTCTGATATGCCAATTCCTAAAAGAGAATATCTCGATAATGTAAATCTTGAATGGGATATAAATACTGATGCTGCTAGAAGAGAAGTTATTGATCAAATTTCTGCTATTGAAGATTTTGTTAAATCTAATTCATCTAGTGCTTCTGTAGCAAGACAAGCTATGCTTAGAGCTAGAAGTAAAGGTGCTAGTGCTTTGGGTAAACTAAAACAAGATGAGTTAATGCAAGAACTTAATATTAGAAATCAAGCTCGTCAAATGAATGCTGAAATTGCTGCTAAGAACAAACAGATTAAATACGAGAATGAAGTTGATGCTTTTGAGAAAGCTAATCTTGCTGTTTCTTTATTAGCTGAAGGCAATACAGGTATAAGAGATGCTCTTGTAGGTTTGACGAGTGATGTTCAGAAGATGCTTAATGATCATACTCTTCTTAATGATAAGCGTAATTCTAATATATTACATCTATTATCTAATGATAAATCTATAGGCTTCTTAAAGAATTTATCAGATAAACAAATATCAAGGCTCTTTGGCAAAGATGCTGTAGCTCTTAAAGGTAAAAGATGTGGTGGTAAAGTTAAGAAAAGATATGGTGGTAAAAGATGTGCTTAATTAACTGCTGTTATAACTCCGGATTAACGTCCGGAGTTTTGTTGTATATACAAATTTAATTCTTATGGCAATCATAAATAGTATTGAAAATATAGTTGTTAAGTCAGGTAAAGACTTTAAACGTAATGAAATGCAAGATATGTTTACTCCTCGTGCTAGAATGATGGATCAAAATCTTGCTGTTATGTCTTCTTTGCAAGAACGTGCTATTCGAAATGAAAATGCTTATAATGAAATGGCAATTAAGATGTCTGAATATAATGCAATTCAAGGTAAAGATGAAGAAGCTCTTGCAGGTAAAATAGATGAAACTCAAAGTATTATTAAAGAGAAAGTTGATGAAGATGGAGGTTGGTTCTTTGCAGATACTGCTGTTTCAGATGGCGCTCGTAGATTTTTAACTGATGAAGGAGTTAAAACTATTCTTAGCAATAAAGCTCAATTTGATGCTATGATGCAAGCTAATGAACAATCTGATGCACCTGAAGAATATAAAGCCGCAAATAGAGCTATGATTCTTGAAAGATTTAATGAAGCAGGAGGTAGTCTAGGAGGTAATGGTAAACAATCCATTAGTGCTTTTGGTACAGCTCTAGGTAAAGGTCATGATCGTTCAGTTTATCAAAAAGAGCTTCTTGAAATGATGAAAGCATGGAAAGCAGATAAAAGATCTGTATTTAATGCTCAATTTATTAATGATGTAACTGAATTGATGAATGGTGCTAATACAGATCCTAAAGTTCAAGCTATAGCTCAAAAAATTATTGCTGATAGAGGAGGTAATCTTTCGGGAGTTCTTACTCGTGATACTACAATTGAATCTGTAAGCGAAGATGAAATCCGTGAAGTATTTAGTGCAGTTCTTGCTAGTAAACCTGAATTTAGAACAGCTATGGCTAAAGAAGCTGAAATAAATAAATGGCTTAATAATAAACAAGGTGGCACTAATGATCAACTTGTTACTGATATGATTAAACAACAAGTTGCTACTGATCCTCGAATGCAACAAGTAATGTTGATGAACTCTAGTTTTGCTAATTTGACTTCTTCTCAAAAGCAAATTGCTATGAGTGACCCTCTAGTAATGCAACGATATTTAGAAGAAGGTACAATGCGCTCTATGCCGGGGTTAATGCAAAAAGAAGGTGAAACTGATGCAGATTATCAAGAACGAATGGGATTAGCTTATAATAATGCTTATACTCAAAATAGTATTAGTGCATTGTTGAATATGGCTAAAATAGGAGCTTATACAGCTATTGAAAGTAAGACTGATACTAAATGGTTCGACAATCTTTTACTTGATTCTCTTAAAGCTAAAAGAGAGCAACTAGAGAAGATTAAAGGACAAATGACAGAAGCTATTGGATTCACTAGAGCAAATCTTCCATCTAATACAATGATGTCTATAGTAGATGCAAATATTAAAACTGCAACTGATGCTTTAAATAATGCTAAAGCTACTATGGCTAAATATGCAAATGCTACTGATCCTACTAGTATAAATCTTTATCAACAAGCCGAGAAATCTGCTATTGATGCAGAAAATATTATTAAGCAAAATAATACTATGCTTAATTCTATTTATAGTCAATTTGACTTAACAAATGCGGATGATGTTAAAAGTATAAATGCTACAATAAATGATCTTCTTGATGTTAAAGGTTCTTTATCGGATGATGTAAATAAAAATAAAGCTAAAAATATAATTGCTAAAGCTGAAACTATATCTGATAAAATAGATGTTATAACTGATATTCTTTACGATAGTTATATAGAAAATGGTAATAACTTATTTATTGGATTTGATTTAGTTTCTTCTACAGCTAAAAGTGGTTATGGTAAAAATCCTAATGATCCTAAAGATGAAATTCGTAATATAGTTAGACAAAGATTTTTAACTACTGCTAAAAATAAAGGTTATGAATTACAAACAACACCTATTACTTTATTTACTCCTATAAGTAATAATAAGGCTGCATTTAGTGATGCTCTTGATGGTATAGGTAGACTTCTAATGGATAATGTTGGTATTTGGAATTTTGCTACTGCATCTCTAGGCGATGATCCTAAGAAAGCTAAATTTTTAGAAAAAGTTATAGGTATGCCTTTAAGTGCTAGTGAAGATTTTAAAGATATATTTAGTTCTCGTAAAAGTGGTTCAGGTAGTAATGCAGCTTATCAAATATCATCTAAGAATCTATCTATTGGCTCTGATGCTACTGGAAGACTATATCTTAAAGTTACTATTCCTGCACAAGGTGAAAACCAAGTACAAAAAGAAGCTATTCTTTATACTGACGATGATGGCGCAAATATGGCTCTTAAAGATGCTATGAGAAAAGGTGCGCAATGTTCTTACAATCAAGCTATGACTAATCCATATGACGCTTATCAAAGACAAACTGCTAATGAAATTATGGCATTCAGTGGAAATATTGAAGATCTTGGCGCTGATCTAGCTGTAATTACTGATCCTAATGTACGTGATTTAAATAGATTTAATACTATTAATAATCAACGTGTAGGAAATATTTCTCAAGCAATTGAAACTATTGTTGCAGATAAACGTATTCATGATACCGGAAATTATTATCCTATAACATCTGGTAGTTTTAAGTATAATATAACTAAAACTCAAACCGGTGTTTATAAAGTTAATGTTCAACAATATAATCCTTCTATTAACAGATATGTTGACGTTGAATATAATAAAGATAATCTTAATTTCGCTTTTGAAAATGATGATGCTTTACGCAGAAATCTTCCAGCATTAGTATATAAACTTAATCATGCTAATGAACTTAAAGATAATTTTGTTCCTACTCAGTATCTTACTCCTGAACAGAAAGCTGCGTATAATGTAAACTTTTGGTCTAATGATGTATTAATGTTAAACAGATAATATGCCAAACGATAAAACATATCAAACAATGCCTTTATTTGGTGAAGATGGTAGAGTTCATTATACAGATGAAACTAAATCTGCATTCGATCAAATTGGTTCTCAATCTCCTGATAATCGAATGAGTAATCGTGAATTTTTAAATCTTACTAAGCATCATAATGGAAATATAGGTATTACTCCTAGTAATTACCGTAATTATATTGAAAGTCGTGCGAGAAATCAATCTATATTTGATAGAATTGGTAATGCTCTTGCTCAAACCGTAGGAGAAATAATTGGAGGTACAATCGAAAGTGCAGGTTCTATACTTGCACTTCCTTCTAAATTATTCGGTAATGATGAAGCTTATACTCGCAATTTCTTAGAACAAATAGGTAATTCTATTAATGAAGGAACTAAAGAAATGTTTCCTATTTATATGACTGAACAAGCTCAATATGGTAGTTTGTTTAATCGTATGAAAGGAGGTGGTTATTGGGCTTCTATGGTACCTTCAATTTTAGGTAGTGCTGTAAGTATAATGTTACCAGCACGTGGAGCTTCTATGTTATTAGGTAAAGCCTTTAGACAAGCTGTAAATCTTGGAAGTAAATCTAAATATGCTAAAGATTTATTTAAGTTAGGTACAGAACTTCAAAAAGGTAAAGCTATAGCTAGAGCTAATAAATTAGCTGATGTTTATGGTTCTGCTGTTATAGGTCGTATTCTTGATTCTTCTCGTGAAGCTTATGGTGTTTATGAAGAAGAACGTCAATGGTTTCTCGATAATTATAAGAACTATACAGAATATGATGAGAATGGTAATCCTATTCTTAAAATGCGAGGACTTGAAGAAGTTCCTTTAACTAATGAAACTATAGAACGTTTAGCTGATCAATACGCAGATGCCGCTGCTTCAAGAGGTTATTGGAGATCAATGTCTAATATTGCTTATGATATTGTTGAATGGATGAATATAATAGGTACAGCTAAAACACTTAGCAATGCTACTAGAGCTAATATACGTAAAGCTATGGCAACTGGTGATAAATTTGCTATAGTTCGTACATTAAATGCTATACCTCAAAATGAACGTAATCAACTTCTTAAAAGTATTGGTGGATTTGCTGCTGGTTCATTAGCTGAAATGGCAGATGAAATGACTATGAGTATTGCTATGAAAGAAGGTGCTCATTCTGCACGTAAAGATTTTGGATTACTTTCTGATACTGATGCTTTAACTGATTTTGGTCAACGTGTTGGAAGTTATCTTAGTGATGCTGATATTTGGACAGAAGGTATAGGAGGTCTTCTTGGTGGAGCTGGAATGCAAGCTATAATGCCTTTTATTGAAACTAAGTTAAATAAAAAGGGTATTGAAAGAGATCAAATGTATGTTAAAGGTATTGAAACAGCAGTTGAATCTATGCGTTCAGGACTAGACGATATAGTTGAATCTTTAGCTAATGGAGATATAGTTGGTGCTAAACTTAAAGAACAAGAAGCTATTCTTAATCAAATTGCAGCTAATCAATTAGATGGTTCTCTTGAATTATATAAAGAGATGCTTAGAAATATGAGTACTTCTCTTAAAGAAATTCAAACTCTTAAAGATAAACGTGATAGAAACGAAAGTCTTACTGCTGAAGAACAAATAGCTCTTGATAAAGGAGAATCTCTTCTGGCTAATGCTGATTACTTTGAGCAAACTCTTAATAAAATAGAAGCCGTTGAAAGTATATATAAAGATCATTTTGATTCAATTGAAGGTTCTAATGACAAAAACGAATATGAATATCATAGACGTCTAGCTAATCTTGAAGCTCAAAAGAAACTTAATGAAATTGAAATATCTAATATTACGGCTAATCCTGAAGAGTATGCTAAGCGTGAAGCTGAATCTAAAGAATATCTTAATAACTATGTTGATAATAAGTATTCTAATGAAACAGAAAGAACTAACAAAAAGGCAGCTCTTAATGAATATGCTAGACAATCTGCTAATTTAGAATCTACTAAAGATGCTATTAGAATTTATGATGATATAATATCTAATCTTAAAACTAAAATTGATGAAATTGAAAAATCTATTGCTGATGCTTCTAAAGATGCAACACCAGAACAACTATTAAGTCTTAAAATTGCTCTTAAAGGTGCTAATAGTAAACTTGAAAATAATAACAAAATATTAAAGCAACTTCAAGCTACTAGAGATACATCGGTTAAAGCTATAGAAGAATTAGATATTAATTCTGATGATAAAGATGCAGCTAAACAAGCTAGAACTATGTTAGCTAATCTTATTAATCCTAAAGAAGCTAAAGAGTTCTTTGATAAACGTAATATAGCTATCAATGCTGAACTTGATTATTATCTTAATGGTGATGGCTATAATAATCTTAAAGATGAAATCAAGTTATATGAAGATGAAATCAAAGCTTCTAATAATAAAGATTTAATAAATGAACTTGATACTTATAAGTCATCTGAATCTTTACAAAAAGATGAAGCTAAATTCTCAAATACTGATGAACGTTTAGCTGCATATAAAGCTAAATTAGCTAGATTGAAAAAACAAGAAGCTGATAATAAAGCTGCAATTGATCGTCAAACAGCAGCCATTAATGCAGAAAAAGAACGTCAACTTAAACTAGATAAAGAGATTAATGATCTTAAAACAGATGATTCATCTGATAAACCTAAAATAGGTTCTGGAACATTTGGTAAATCATATACAGATTTTAAAGGTATTGATAGTTTATCTAAAGAAGCATCTGATGTTTATAACAGTATAATATCTGAATCTCAAGTATTAAATATTCCTATAAGTACTATTATAAATAATAGACTTAAAGCTAAAAATTTATCTTCTAAAGACGCAATGATTCTTAATGAAATTAAAGAGTTTAATGCTAATACTGAAAAAGCTTTAGAAAATTCTTTTGACACTATGACTATAACAGATCTTAGATGGATTGTTATTAGACTTGCTGCTAAATATTCTCTATTTGATAATATATTTATGGCACATAGATTCAAATGGAATGATGCTGTTACAGGACAAGAAATCGAATATATACCTAATAAAACTGGAGGTGATGTTAGTGCTGAACTTAATGATTATCTTCAACATTTAAGTCGTTATACAGCACAAGTTCTTAAAGCTAGTGGTAAACCTTTACCTTCATTCTTAGCTGATGAACATTTTGGTCTTGAAGAAACAACTAAATCTGATATTAATAAACTTACTAATAAAATCCTTCGAGAAGCTAAAACAATTCAAACCAAATTTGATTTAATCAATGATACTATAGAAGATAATCTTGGTCGTAAGAATCCTAAATATGCTCTCTATGTTTCTATAGGTGGAGTTGAATATAGAGTTCTTGATACTCCAAATCCACGTAAGGATGCTGGTATTAGACTTGAAGGATTTGAAGGTCAAATTAATCGTTATGTGCTTACTCCAGCTAACATGAGTAATCCTAATGATGATTATATTCTTATTGCAAAGCATACAGGAGATTCCTCTCGCGACCAGTCCTTGTCCCCTACCGGGGGCTACGAAGCTCAACAGAGTTCTACAGATGAAACTACTGTTCTTAAAACTGAAGTTACAGAAGATTCTTCTAAAGCTAATGGTATTACTACTGAATTTCAAAGTGATACTACTACTGAAAATCAAAATGATATACCAATCGAATTTGTTAAAGCCTCAAATCAGCCTGTTATAGACTTTAAAATTGAAGGAGTGAATCTAGAATCCATTAATGAATTTTTAGTGGCTCTATTGAGCCAAAATGAGGCAAATTCAGCCTTATTTGATTCAAATATGCTGAATACTTTGCTATTAGTTCCGAAGCTATTAAAACATACTAAAGGTAGCACTAAATATGATAGTGATACTTTTATTAAAAATCTAATGAATAAATATTTTACTGATAATAAACTTAATAAACAAGAAAAGTTAATTGTAGATGCTGCTATTAAATTATCTAATGCAGTATATATAAATATCGATGGTAATAATAATACAATTAGATTAAATGATGGTAGTTCAGCTAAAATAGCTGTTGATGCTTTAAATGAATTAAAAAGTCTTTATAGTAAAGATTCTGATTGGGAATTAGATATGAATTCAATTAATACTGCTCTTAATGCTTCTTTTGAATCAGATTTTATATCTAAAATGGCTCAGATTCTTACTAGTGATTCTAGTTTAAATTCAGATGCTATTGCTATAAGACTTGATGAAACTCTTCATAATAAATATGCTTTAATTTCTCAAGATTTAGGAGGTATCTTTATTGATAACTTTAATCTTTTCGGTTCTCTTGTTGCTTTTATTAGTGATAAAAGTGGATTTAGAACTACTAAGATTAATTATTATGATCTCGTTAATGGTATGCGTGAATATCGAGGTGATAATTATAAAAATCTTATTCCTGAAATTATGTCTATTATAAATGTTACTAATTTTCTTAAAACAGAATTTGGTAATAGACGAGATTATTATAATGCTAAATTTAGAGAAACTAAAGATAATCTTTATAAAGAACTTTATAATAATTATAGTTTCTTTTATGATCTTATAGATACTGAAGCTACTGGAGGTTTACCTCTTAATGAATCTCAAGTAATTGATTTTATTAATCGTACTCCTGAGATTATTAGTAAAACTTATCATGAAGGTCTTGATATTAATTTTAATCCCAATGGTGCTCCAGAAGATATTTTAAATAATACTATTACTTCTAATTTAGGTATATACGAAATACTTTCAGATATTAGTAAAAGCGATGAAGTTTCTGTAATAAGAACTAATCTTGAAGAAAATCCGAATAAAGCTACATATGATATAGTTATTAATCGAAATGGTAAAGAATATAAATTAGGTTCTATTCCTAAACTAGAAACTATTATAGAAGGTATAGCTTATACGGTTGAAGGAGCAAATGGTCAATATTATCCACGTAAATTTGCATTTACTGATGAGATGGCTAATATATTTGCTGAATATCAAAGAGAGATCTTTAGGTTTATGTTTCATTATGATAGAGCTTTTAAACCTCGTAATAATATATCTGCTAAAGATAGAGAAGATTCTGAGCGTAATATGGAGATTATCTTTGATCTATTCAGAAAAGATAGATTTAAACCTTTGATGAATGCTTTTAAAGAACTTATATATTCTAATCTTACTTCTAAGCAAATTAAAAATATTCTTGATAGTGAAACTCTTACTAGTATAGTCGATTCAGAATATGAAGGCTCTACCAATGGTGAAATAGATATTAATAATGTTGCTCTTTCATTTAATCAAGTATATCAAGTATGTCTTGATTTATTTCCTGCATTTAGAATTACTAATTCAAATATGCAAAGTATTATAAATGCTAATGGAATTAAGAAACATTTTAATGATTCTATCAATCGTCATGAAATGATCTTTAAAAATAATCAAGCTATACGTAATGATATTCGCATGACTGGTTCTAATATTTTTAGAATAAGTCATATTAGTTCAGGTAGAGTATTGATTAACGATGAAGCTCGTACAGAAGATAAAGAAGCTAAACAAGGATTACCCATTATGCATCATCGTAATTCTTTAGTTGAATCCATTAAACCTACTAAAGATGTCGTTGATTCTAAAGGTAAACCTAGGGTTCAAATTGTTTATATTGATGAAACAGGTATTGCTAGAGATCCTAAAACTGGAGGTATTATTCAAAATATAAATAAATTTTCTAGTAATCATATTGGTGATATATTTATTGGTAATAGACAAGGAATATCTGTTGTTATTCCTCAAACAGATGAAATCAACACTTTATTTCCTACAAGTCCTAATACCATAATGGGATCTATTACTGACGAAACTGAAGAAGCTCGTATTAATAAATTAAATAAATATAATAAATATATTAGTGATGCTATTAAAGAAATTCTTGCTCTAAATAGTGGTAATATAACTGAAGCTAGACTTGAAATTTCTAATAGACTTCAAAATATTATTATATGTAGTGAAAAAAGTTCAGCTACACAAGACGATATTTATTTTCAATCAGGTAATACTGCTGATGGAAGTAAACGTTTTGTTATGATAAAAGCTGTACTTGGTGAAGGTAAAGGCAAAATTGCTTATCATAAATTTATTCAAACTTCTATTGATGGACGTGAAGCAATTATTCATTATACTTCTGGAAATAAACTTGATGTTTCTAACTATAATGGAGCTTTAAATCATCCTAGTTATCCACATATTATATATTATCTTGATACTCCAGCTGATGTTCAAAAGTTTAATAATAAACTTAATAGCATAATTCCAAATATGGTTCGTCAATTTGGTCTTAAAGATGGAGCTGCTGTATCTAAAGATTCTAATGATAGTTCATATACTACTGGGTATACAGATCCAATTACTGGAGATCAATACGAAGATGTATATGAATATTATATGGCAACTAATGCTATATATTCTGATGTAGCGTATATTAAAAATAAATACGGAGATGTTGTAAGCAATGTATCTATTTCTGGTAATTCACCTATTAAATTTTCTATTGCTACTAAAGCGTTTGATAATAATTCAGAAGTTACTCAACGTTTCTATGATCCTGTTGAATTACTTAAAACTGTTCAAGATAATGAACGTTATAAAGAGGATTGGAGTAGTATTGCAGAACTTTCTAATATTCTTGAATATGAAGCTGGTATAAATCCTGTATATGTTAAGCATACTGTTAGTAGAACTCAAGTGTTTGAAAAAGGTGAAGGTTCTGCTCAACCGGTTAAAACTTCTACTGATATTAATGGTTTTTATCGTAATCAATTTAGAATTGATGTTAATTATAATTGGGAACTAGCAAATGAAGAAGCACATAAAGGTTATTTAACTCGTACTCTAGCACATGAGATGATTCATACTTATATTATGAAGTTCTTTAATAGTACTATGCGAGATATTAATAATCCTGAAAAACTTGCTCAACGTGAAGCTCTTATTGATTATAATAATAAAGAATGGCAAGCATGGTTTGAAGACTTTACTAAAGCTATTGCAAATACTCGTCAAGAACTTGTTGGTAAAATTGATTTAAATGATAGAGAAAAGTTCTTAAAAGATATGCTTCGAGATGGAGGTATTGTTAATAAATTAATTCAAGTTATAACTAATGAATTTACTAGTATTAATAAATCTATTTCTCGTAAGCTAGAAGCTAGAAAAAATGGAGCTAAAGTTGTAATTAATGGACAAGATGCTGTATCTGAAATTATTACTTATGCTTTAACTGATCCTCGTATATTTAGACTTCTTAATGAACTTAAATCTACTATTGATAGAGTTGAAGGTTCTGAAGATATTGAAACTCCTACATTTTGGGATAAATTTAAAAAGGTATTACTTAATATATTTCAAAAGATATTTGGAGTTATTGATACTAAAGTTAGAGCAGATTCATTAATGGAACGTCTTAATGATACCATTAATAGAATTTATAATAAAGATTTTAGAGATATGAATCCTAATGTTACAATTAGTAGCATTCAGTGGAGCTTAGAAGCCCCCGGTAGAGAAGGAGATGTGGTAGAGAGAGGAACGTCTGCTGAAACTACAGTTGAATCTCCTATTCTTATTGAAACTGAAACTAAAGTTCAAACTGAAGAATCTATTGATACTACAATTGAAGAAGATGAAGATATTGATTGGGATGATGATTATGTTGATATTGAAGGTGATCTTAAATTATCTATGTCTTTATCTGATTCTTCATCTATTGCAACTAATATTTCAAAATATTTAAATGATTCGGTTGCTAGTCTAAATAAAAATACTAACTTTGATGAAACTAATAAACGTATTTGTTAAACGTATAAAACTGATATTATGGGTTTAGATTGTAATGTTATCCCACAAATTAAAGTCGGCGATGAATATGTTGATAGCAAATGTTTTAAAGATCTTTGGGATAGGGCTAAAAAGCTCTATCCTTTTGATGCTTCTAAAGCACGTGCTGTTGCTAGAGCTGACTATGAAACTCTTAAATCTACTGCATTCACATCCGAGAATGGGGATTGGATTCTTTTGCGTGCAATACAGAATAGCAAACTAACAGACGCTCAATTTGCCACTTTTCAAAGCATTTACGGCAATAATATAGACAGGTTGACCAAAAGTATTACCGTACCATTAAACGAGCAGGGAGAGCCGGAAATAAGCCAATTATGGAATACGGATATTGCTAAGAAATCTGAAATTCTATATGAAGACAATTATCCTTTTATTGCTGATAGTGAGCAAATGTATTTGAATCGTATTTTTGCTGCTATTGCATTTAGAAGTGAATCTGAATTTAAGAATCTTAATTATAAAGATTTCAAAAATGGTATTAAAATTCGAGATATAATTGCTAAAGCTATTCTTCAATATGCTTCTAATGCTAATCCAGATTTAGGTTATTTAGGCTATTCAGTCCAACTTAAGAATTATCGTAATCGTAGATCTAAAGAACTTAAAGATGAAGGTAAAAATGTTGCTGAAATAAAAGCTATTGTTCAAGATGAAGCCATCTATAAAGAACTTAAAAGTAAAGCTGATAATCTTATAGCTCTTGCTGACCAACTGAAAAATGTAGACAATAAAAATATATGGCAGAGTTTCGTTAATTATTATAAAGCTGAATTTATGGCTGATATTAATGATTACGATATTGAAGATCATATGACTATGGGTGAGCTTAATGGAGCTACTATGACAGATGAACAAAATATTAATAAATCTTGGAATAGTTCTCTTCAGTTTAAAGTCAATCGTAAAGATACAGCTTCTTCTCGTTTTAAACGTATGCTTACTGAGATGATTTATAATAATCAAAGTAATCTTATGATGCGAGTTGAAGATACTCAATTAAATGGTACAGCTTCTTATTATAATAAATATGGTTTAACTATGCCATTTGATATTAATGTTTTATGGAACTCTTTAATTGATGTTACTCGATATGCAGCAAATAAAGAAGAACTTATAAATAGTCTTAAAGTTACTTCTGAATCTGTTTACAATGGTCAACTTAAACCTTTAATTAATAAATTAGAGATTCTTCCGGATGATGATGCTTTTACTATAGAATCTAAAGAAATATTCTATAATATGTATATGGCTTCAGTTGATATGGCAACAACGGTTGTAACTCAAAGTGAAACTATGAGTTATAATATGTCTGAAACTGATTATAATATGTCGTATGCTGTTCGAGAAAGTAATCGTCAATCTTTTGCTATTACTAATGTATATAATCAATATCGTAATATTCTTACTAATAAGTTTCAAAGAATTAGTACCAGAAGTGCTGTTCAATTTGATATAAATGCTTTGTATAAAACTGGTAAATCTATTACAGATAAAGTAAACAGTTTACTATATAAATCTAATAATGCTGGTATTAATTGGACTCCTAATACTATATTCAATTATTTATCTATTAAATTTAATGTTCCTTTTGATGTAATTAAAGCTTTATATGTTGATGGAAACGCAGATAATAAAGTAAATGCTTTAATTCATCAAAAAATTGAAACTGAACTTGTTCATATTGATGATGTATTTGATAAGATATTTAATCAAATAAAAGCTAATATCACAGATAAACAAAGTGAAAGAGCTAAAGATCGTCAAGCTAATAAAATTCGTAATTTGTTTTATGATACTTATAAACCGGGTGATACAATTAATTCTATCGTTGATGATATGAGAGGTAGAATTAATATTTTAGCTACTATAGGCAGTTGTGATCCTTCAATTAAAGTAGATTTAAGTTATATTAATGTTGAAGGTGAACAAGAATATACTCCTGAGTTTTATAATCATATTACTTATATGTTGCAAGGTATTGTTAATCGTATAGGTAATGTCAATGTTGAATTAATGAAATATCGCTTTGCTGATTTTCTTAAATCTAAAGGTACTAAATATAATCCTATTATTTGGAATTTAGGTAATGGTACTGGAGGAAATGGTAAAGGTTTCTTTAATTTTAAAAAAGATGATAGAGGTAATGAAGTTTTAGACGAAGATGGATATAGAATATTAGATCCTATTAATCCTGTAAATGTTGAAGCTGTTAAAGCATTTGAATATTCTAGATTTAATGGTCTATCTAATAGAGATCAAGGTATTGGTACACCATATGTTGATATGCATGATTATATTTGGACTCGTGATGTTATTCTTCGTCAAATGCAAGAACGTTATTCATTACCTTCAGCTGATGCTTCTCGTATATATGAATTTGTTACAGGTAATATATTAACTGAATCTAATAGTGGTAAAAGAGCATTACCTTTTAAACTTATAGATAATAATGGTACTTTCGTTAATTATCGTATAGCTAGAACTAATGATCTTGAATCTAATTATACTTTCCAAAGAGTTAAAGATACTCTTCGTACGGAGATGGAAATGATGTTAGATGCTAGACGTATGCTATTCGATTATGATTCTACTACTCATAAGCTCACTTTAAAAAAAGAATTTACTAGAAGTGAAGACGAAGTTCGTGAAGAGTTTAATAATATGAATTCTGATGAAAGAGCTGAGATTGTTCATAATAAATTTAATGGTGATATTAATTTAGCATTTGAAGATTACTATGAGCATTATTCTTTTAATAAAGAAGTATTTGAAGGTCTTCAAGCTCCTATATTCTGGGATGGTAAAGATGTTATTAAAAATGGTAAACCTACAGGTAATATCTTTAAGTTTGGTAATCTTAATTTCAGATATACTGATGAAAACGGTAATGTATCTGTAAAAAGCATTATAGATTATATAGAAGACGCATTTAAAGAATTACATCCAGATGAATTAACTTCTTTCGGTAAATTCGAACCTTTTATGATATGTGGTGAAGATTTCTCTACTGCATACGGAGATGTAATCGATAATGCTTTTATGAGAATGTTTGTTGATAGAATGAATAGTCATTTACAAGATGCTTTTGATTATTTAGCTCCTATCAGAGATAATATTCAATCTACTCTAACATATAAGAATCAACTTAAAGTTATAAGTGAACAACTTCCAGATGATTATAAAAATGATCGTTATTGGGGATTTGTTGTTGCTAATTTATTAACTAATCATTATATTGCAGATATTGCTATTCAAGAGTTATTCACTGGTTATACTTTTGAATTTAAGAACGCTCTTGATTGGGCTAAACGTGCATCTCAAGGTGTTAGACCTGGTTCTAAAACTAGAAGTAATACAACTTATACTCAGATTATCGTAAGTGATGTTAAACTTAGAGATAATATGATTGATAAAATTGTAGCGCCTTTTGTTAAATCAGATGAAACTACAACTAATACTCTTCGACGTAGATTTGGTATTGATAAAATTACAACAGCAGACGCATTTAATATCATAACTCAAGATGAATGTATAGCCCGTTTTAAAGCTATGGGTAGTTATGATAGTTTTACTTTACCTTCTGGTAAAACTCTTAAAGATATTGTGGAAGATGAAGATAGTCCTATTAGTTCGCAAGATTATGCACGTATCGTTGAACAACTAAAGTATTACTTCTATAAACGAGGTAAATCAACTCTTAATAATAGATTTAATACTGATATTGTATTTTCACATCAAGATAAAAATTCAACTCTTGTTGTATTCAAACGTATGTATAAGGGTACAAATTATGAAACTCTTTATGATTGGATGAAACAAGAAGGTATTGATTCTATTAACTTTGCATCTGGGCATAAAGTTGGAGGTCTTCCACAAGTTCAACTCTTTAATATTGCTAATAATGAACAAGATGCTACTCTAAATATTCAATATAATGAATCTATTAATCGTTATGAATTAAAGAATTATCCTAAAGGTATTGATGCTTTTAAACATACTCTTAGTCATAGTAATCTCTATGTACAACAAGAAGTACCTTCTCATTTAATGGATGAAGAAAATAAAATTGGTACTCAGCTTCAAAAACGTATTCTTGATAATCTTGTATTTAATGGAGAATACTTTATTGCTGGTACTGTACGTAAAGGTAAAACAGGAGATAAATCTTTTGATAAAGCTGGTGTATTTGAATATTATCAAATGCTTCTAGCTACTAATGCTAATGATGAAATGTATCGTTTGCTTTCTGATTGGGGAGCTATTGATGATAAAGGTAATATCAAATATAAATCTATTAATGATAAGAATGTAGTTGAAGTTAATTTAGATTTAGTTCTTGCTGATCTTCGTAGATACTTTAATGAAATTGAAATTGATAGAAACTTTATCAAAGCTACTATGATGGTAGACGGTAGACCTTTTATACCTTTTTATCATCCTACTATTAAAAGTAGAATTGAATCTGTTCTATTAGCTCGTATTACACGTAGAGTTACCAATCTTAAACTTAAAGGTGCTCACGTTACTATTCAGCCTGATACTTTCTTACAACCTGCATCTGTTACGTTGGACAAAAAAGGGTTAATCAAAGGAACTCAAGCTAATGTTTCTAGAATGTATCATGAAGGTCAAATTAAGTTCTCTGATGATTATTGGAAACTTAGAGCTGAACTCAATGATGATGGTAGTATTAAGAGAGATGCTAATGGTACTCCTATTATTAAGAAAGATGCTGATTTTAAACTTCAAAGTGAATGGTGGGAAGAAATTAAACAAGAAGATGGTTCTGTTAAACAAGTATTTCATCCTGCTGAAATTATTCTTAATAATTGGGATTCTCGATTCAAATTAGATGCTGATGGAAATCTTGATTTAAATACTGTTCCGGAGAATCTTAGAACTATGTTTGGTATTCGTATTCCTACTGAAGGTCATCAATCTATGTTTGTTGCTAAAGTTGTAGGAGTTTTGAACAATGGTGCAAGTCAAGCTATTGTTCCTGAGCATCTTGTTACACGTACTGGTTGGGACTATGATATTGATAGTATTTATCTTTCTATGAAAGAATTTGATGTAATTGATGGTAATTACATTGAATATACTAAGAATAACACTAACGCATATAAACGTCAATCTTTAGAATATGTTGCAGATGTTTATTTTGCTAAAGCTAAAGATTCACTTAAACAAGATTATCTTAAAGTTAAAGTTCCTTTAATTAATCGACTTGGTGATATTAATGAAAAGATTAATACTCAAACTGGAATAAATGATCCTATATTAACTAGATTAAAAGCTGAATATACAGATCTTCAAAGAGAACGTTTTTATTCAAAAAACACTTCTGAACGTGAAGCTTTAGCTAAAGCTATGGAAGCTAAAGAAGTTGAAATTGAATCTTATAATACAGCTAATTTAAATCCTGTTATAACTGATTCGGAACTTAAAGCTCTTTATGATGAAAAAACTGAAATCTATTCTAAACTCAAAGAAGCTAAGAAAGATTATAATGCTAAATATAAAGAATTTATAGATAAAATTGTTACTGTCAAATGGAATGAACTTAATGATTATGGAAGAATGCCAAGAGCTGCTAAAGATAATGCTATTATTGATACTTGGATTGGTATTCATTCTGATCTTAAGAATACTCTTAATAAAGAAAAACCTAATGAATTTGAACATAGTAAATCTGCTGCTTCTTATATAAATAGAATTGCTGGTTATGATAACTCTATGATGAATCAGCATTTTCTTATTGACCAAATTAAGATTCGTAATATTAACAATAATATTGCAGTGCTTAAAGGTCAATCTATTGCAGCAGATAATGCTCTATCTATCATGGGTTTTACTGAAACTAAACTCTCTGATGATTTTGCTATTCCTATTAGACTTAATTTTAGTGATATTGCTGGATATAGTGAAGATATTCCAAATAAAGCTGAATGGGCTAAGAAACAAATTCTTAAAGCTTTTAAAGAAGAGAAGTTATCTAATGGAGAACGTAGTATTGAAATTAATGTAGATGATAGTACAATCACGGTTTGGTGTCGTAGTTTATATAATAATGATTATGGTACTTGGACAGATATAAATAATGAACCTATATCAGCTCAACGTTCTGAATTAACTTCTCATATTCTTGATGCTGTTAAGGATAATCTTTGGTTTAATCTTAATACTTATACTGTTGGTAATACCGCATTATTAGCTTCATTTCCTATAAGTTGGAATGCTAATTTAAAAACTAAAAATGCTAAAGTTGAAGGTGTTAATAGATATATTTATTCAGCTCTTATTGAATCTCAACAAATCATTAGTGATTTTGTTACTAATATTTCTATTAAATCTATAGAGAACTCTAATAACTTTACTAATATTAGTTTTCATAATGTTCGCAGTGATTATATGATTGACGCTGCAACTGTTATGAGTAAACTTCTTATTAATAAAGGTGAATCTCTTAAAGATTTTATTAAAGATTATTTTACATTTAATCAAGATAATGTAGGTCTTAAAACTGTTATTAATAAAATTAATAAATTTCTTGCACAAGAAGATTTATCTAATTTTACTATAGCCAAAGCTCATAAACACAGTTTAACTATAAATCAAAATCAAGTTCAAGCTATGGCTAAATTTATTGAAGCTATTGCTGAAAAAACAAGTATTACATCATATGAGATAAATAGTGGGATTAAGAATAAAGCTAAAACTATAACTGAACTTGATGCTTTATTCAAAGAAGGTCAAAATTATAAACATAATGTTGAAGATCTTGAAGTATATGCTAATTATCTTAATCGTCAACTTGAAGTTTTAGATTATTATATATACGTTGATAAAGCTGTAAATGCTATGAAACGTGCACAAGGATGTCTTATTACTGAAAAGAAAGGTGCTGGTCCTAAAACTTCTGAAAGTAATAAACTTTTTGAATCTATTGCTATGCTTCAACATAATGTCAATACTTTAGTTCAAAATGCAAAAGACGCTAAAGTTCCTGACATTATGATTGATGAATTTCTTTATAAATACTATAGTGTAAATGCTATTACAGATAAAGGTAAAGTTATAGATGATTGGATTGATAAAGCGAATGATTATCTTTTATCTATTACAGATGTTGAAGATAAACCTATTCAATTAAGTAAACCTAAATCTCCTTTTAGAATAGGTAATCAATCGATGATTGAAGCTATATTTCCATCTATTACTGATCCTAATTGGACTATAGAAGATAGTGCTTACCCTATTCTTCAACAACAATTATATTCTACTAATGAGATGTCTGTTAATATGTTTCATGATATATTCATTAGTGAGAATCCTCTTTTCAAAGATAAGATTAATTATTGTATAGCTAAACTTGGTCAGAATAACAATCCTGAACTTAGAGAAGCTCTTATTAATTATGCTATAATTGATAAGATTCGAGATATGTCATTCTTTAATGATAATAGTAAAAGTCCAGAAGCTGTTCTTGAAGATAGAGCTAAACTTTTAGGTTGTACTAGAATTATTAAGAATGATAAGAATGAATTTAGATTCCAACTAGCTACTGATTTATCACTTACATCAGTTAATCTTAAAACATGGTATAATGAAACTGAAAATAGACCTTATACTCATGCTGAAAAAATAGCTATGTTTAAAGATTTACCAGTAGGTATTCAATTAGCTATGGTTAAAAATACATTAACTGATGGTAAATATGTAGTAGTTAATGGACAATATATTACTAAAGGTAATCTTAAGCTTAATCCTAATCATATTCTTTCTTTATTGTCTTCAAATACTATGGAAAGTCTTATTATAAGAAATGGTTACATAGGTATTTCAACTAAAGAAAGTGATGATGTTGATTTTACTAGAGATACATTCTTTCAACTTATTAATAGTCCTGATGAGTATTGTCGTATTCTTGGTGAAAATCTAGTTAAATACGCATTTTGGATTAATAAACTTGATTTCGGTCGTAATCTATCTAAATATATTCCTATTGATCTTTATGGTAGATTTAAAACTAAAAATGATGGTTATATAAGTGCTTATAAGACTACTTGGGGAGATCAATTCGATTCTATTAATTTTGAATCTATTGATGGTACTAGCGATAAAGATATAAGACTTTCGATGAGAGAACAAGGTATTATCGATGGAGGTAGTAACTTTAGATCAAATAATGCAGCTCTTTATAATTACGTTAATGCTTTATATGCTAGTCAATCTAATGAAGATAATATTCTTCTTAGAGATAACGAAGAACTCGATCGTTTTATTGAAGCATTTGTTAGAGCTAATTCTGATAATACTCGTATCGTTAAATATATGAAACCTGAATATATTTATGATACTAATAGTGGTAAACAAAGAATTAAAGATCAAACTCCTACTTTTACTAGGATTACTAAAAGTAATTTATCAAGAAATGCTTTTGGACTTAAAGGTGGAGTTGCAAATGAATGGCATAATGATGTTGACCCTGAAGTTCGACAGTATATAGAAGATGCTCTCAATAGTATTCTAAAAAATGCAATTATTGTTAAACATAATGATATATGGAATATTGTCGGTCAAATGATTGTTGAACCTACAATATTTGTTAATAATTCTCGTTATGCTAATGATATGTATCTTAAGACTCGTGAAAAAGTTATAGATAAAGAACTTACTGGTCTTAAGAAATCTTATAAAGCTAAATTACCTGAAGGTACTCTTTATAAACGTTTTGATATTAATGATTGTACTTTTTATTATCCTATTAATAAAACGTTTAAATCTGAATATTTAACTACAGCCAATGATTACTTTAAATATAACATTGAATCTCAAGAAATATATGAGAAAATAGCTACAGTTCTTAGTAAATTCTATCGTAAATTTAATAGTTCTGTTACTAATACCGAATCTCATGGAAGTTTAACACAAGCTATTGATGCTGCTACAAGTAATGCAGATATTACTATTTATATTGGAAATGAATCTGATACTAATAGAGGTCTTATTGTTAATGATAATGTAGTTACTATATCAACTCAACGCCTTATCGAGGATTCGTATAATACCGAAACATTGCCTACTAATATCAAAAATTTAGCACTAATCGCCAACGGAGAGCCACTTTCTCAACTTGAACAACTAAAAGTTCAAGGACAAATTTTCAAGGGCTTAGAGAGCCTTATTCAAAGGCTAAATCCAACAAATATTAGTGCAATTCAAGCTGATGGTATTAATGATATTATAGTTGATTATATTGGTATTAAAAAGAATGCTACAACTACAGTTCATACTATTAATAGTACAACACCTAAGTTCTCTATGGTTTTAGATACTCAGTTTGTAGCAGATGATAATACTGGATTAGGTATATCAAATCTAGAATTTATTAATACTCTCTATGAAGTTGAGAAGACTGCTATCGGTAATACTAAGTTACTTCGTGATGAAATGTCTATTATGGGAGAACTTAATACTGATTTAGAGAAACTAGACGCTAGAGCTAAAGATGAAATAGCTAAACTAGGTAGGGATATGAATAGTCTTCCTAATTACATTGATACCTTCAAGTATAATGCTAGAATATTTGAGAGTGTTAAAGATATGATTAATAATATAGTCATTGATTTAAATACTAATAGTATTGCCGATTTATGGACTAAGAAGACTCCTGCTGATCGTAAACAATGGGTTACCGATTTAAATAAACTTAGTAGTCTTATTAAATCTCAAACTTATATTGAAGATTTAAATCCTATTGATGAAGTTAGTTTTGAAAATGCTTCTCAAACTATTAAAGATTCAATTAAAGATTTTAATGAAGCTCTTCTTAATCTTAAAGGTTTATATGCGGAAATAATTCCTCTTAAGCGCAAAGTTATTGATGCTTCTAAGATTTATTTTGGTATTATGATGAATCAAAAATCACATAATATTAGCTTTAATACTAAATTTAAATATATTCAAGATAAACTCGTTGAAACTGGATTTGAATCTGATGATATTGGTCCATATCTTGTAACTGAGAAAGATATTCAAGAAAATATTCGTACTATGCTTGGTGATAATCTTGATTTATCTACTGCTATTAAATGGTTAGATTCTGCTGCACAAAGTGGAATTCCTATTATAGATACAGTTCTTTCTCAATATGAACTTCATTCTCTTAATGCAACTGAATTTGCTCTTAATAAAAACAAGCAAACATTTGCATTATTCAAAAAGTATTCTAACTTCTATTCAGAGAAATCTAATGGTAAACCTAATATCAAATTTTCACAAGCTCGTTCTAATGATTTTAGATCTAAGTTTATTAATGATAATAATGCTCAATTAACTACTCCATTTGATATAGTTAAAGCCGCATTCGATTATGCTCAAGCTAAAGCTTCTATATACGATGAATATATTCGTGAAAGAAAAGCTCTTGAACCTGCACTTGAATCTGATGATTTTATTACAGTTAAAAATGTACAAGATGCTTTAGCTAAACTTGAAAAAGCTCATATTAAACGAGTAAAAGCTGCTGGTAAAGGTATCTATTCAACAATGAATGTTTCTATTCCTGCTGAATATAAAGGAAGACTTGAATTAAAACTAGAAGATGTATATGCTAATCCTAAAGCATATTTTCCTAACCTTACTGATACTGAAGCGTATTATTATACTAAACTTATAGAACGTGTTTATAAATCTAAGATACGTAAGAAGTTTGCTCAAGTAAATGGTATTAAACTTAAAGTTCAAGGTCAAACTACTAATAAAGTTCTTCTTGAAATTAAAGTTTGTCGTCCTGAATATCGTGATGGTAAATTTAGTAAACTTACTAGAAATGATATTGATATGATTGTTGAAATGCAAGAACTATTTGCAGAACTTAATGATGTTGCTATGCCTAACACTGTTAAAGGAGCAAACTTCTTTCCAACATTTATATCTGCTAGTTATAGAGATGTTCTTAAACAAGCTGTTGGATGGCACGAATTACAAGATGATGATTATAAGAATACATTAAGTGGTGAAACTCAATATTATCTTAAAGCTACAGCTCTTAATCGTCCAGAAGTTAGAGGTAGAATTAAATATGATCTTTATTCTATAACTAATGTTGATACTTATAATGCTTTAATTGAAAAAGCTAATAATATAGCTAAACATAGAAATTATCATAAGCCTATAACTTCTATTAGCGATATAGTTGAATATAATCAAACTCTATCCGATAAGCAAATGAGTGAGCTTAAAGATAGAATGAATTATGATCCTCTTAATGTAACTCTTAATTATATTAATCAACTTAAACGTATTAAGATTAATCGTGATTTTGAACCTGAACTTAATCTTCTTCAAACTATTCTTTCTATGCCTGAGTTTCAAGCTAGAGAATACGGTGTTAAGAGTAAAAACATTATTAATAAAGTTTTATCTCTTTATACTAAGAAAACTGAAGTTGTTACTAAGAAAGGTAAAGATACTTATGCTTTTGAAAGATTTAAAGCTTTTTATGATGCTTTTGAAGGTAAGAATCGTATTAATACATTAACTGATCAACTTCTTAATACACTTCATACAGTTAATAGTAAATCTCTTATGTGGATGAACTTAACTGCTGCTTTAAAGAATATTGGTACAGGTCATATTAATATTGTAAGTGAAGCAACTGGTGGTGAATTTACTACTAAAGCTACACTTCTTAAAGCTCATGAAATGTATGTTAAAGCTCTTCCATCATTATGGGCATCACTTGGTGAATATACTTGTGATAATCTTGATGCAGCTTTAATGAAGTTAGCGGGTAATATTTTTGAAGATCATATTGAAGCTGGAGTAGATACTAAGACTAATATTGTTTCTCTTGGTATGTCTAAATGGGATAATATAATGTTCTCTCCTAATACTATTGGTGAACATTATCTTCAATTCGCTACATTCTTATCTGCTATGCAAACTCATAGAATTGTTGCTGGTTCTATTATGAACTACGATCAATTTGTATTCTCATTAAGAGAAAAAATGTTTGAACAAATGGTAGATGCTGATACCTTTACTAGATATAAAAATTATAAGACTAAACAAGAATCTCTTAAAGGTAATAATATTGAATTTGTAGATTATCTTTCAAGATTCATTTCTTATAAAGCTAATAACTTTACTAAAGAATGGAAAAATAATTACGCTAAAGCTTATAAAGAAGCATTAAAAGATGCCAAGAAAAAATTTGAATCTAATCATACTACTCTGTATGATTCGTTTGAACTTAAAGAAGGTATTGCTTCAATTAAAGAAAATAGTGGTATAACTCTTGAAGATTTTGCTAAATTCTTAGGTAAAGTTAAAGGCGTTAATCATAGTCTTCATGGTATTTATAATACTTTTGATAAATCTATGCTATCTGGTAAGATGTGGGGAGAAGTTATTCTTCAATTCCGTAAATGGCTTCGTCCTAACTTTATTAGATATTGGGGTAAACGTGTAGGTAAAATTGTATTTGATGAACGTCTTGAATCTTATAGAAGTGGTGCTTACATGGATATGATAAATTTTATATTATCCAATGGTAAAAGTGTTTATAGAGAAACTATTGATAAAGCTATAGAAAATGGCGAAGATATTGATTTTGCTACTAAAGCTAAAGCTATATTCAATGGGTTCTGTGGTTTATTATATTGGTTCAAAGATATAAACTTTAGATATAATACTTTACCTCAAGCTCAAAAAGCTAATATTAAAAGAGCTATGTTTAATTTTACAACTCTTGTTGGTTTATCTCTTGTTGCTGCAAGTATGTATGCTGCATCAGATGATGACGATGAACTTGATGAAAATCTATTCTTTGCTCTTGCTTGTTATACTATTTATGGTGTTCAAACTGAACTTTATGAAACTTCACCTTGGGGTCTTTATTCATTCTATAAACGCACTATGGAGGCACCTATACCTTTTGAAACAAGTATATCTAATGTCCTTAATCTTGCTTACTGGACACTTATTGCTCCAATGATTGTAGATGATGAAGAAATGCTTTATGATAGAGGTACATATAAAGATGAAGATAAACGTTGGATTGCATTTAAGAAAACTATTCCGTTATTCAATCAATACAACAAGATGTTCTATTTACCAAAGAACAATACATACTATATGCAACAGAACCCAATATTACAGATGATAGTTGAACTAAATAAGTAAGGACTTCTGTTGGACTTAAAAAAATGAGAGAGGGCTTTCAGATAATACTGTCAGTCCTCTCTCTTTTTGTATCTATACTAAACCTAATACTGCTAGTGCTAACGCTAGATTCCTCTCGCTTCCACATCTATCCCTCTACCGGGGTCTGCATAGTTCCGCTATGTTTATAATCATTATATTGATAATTCTATTGGCAAACTTGTTAGTGATTATGATTATAAAGAAAGCATTTTTAGTACTATTAGTAATACTAGATGAGCTTTCCAATCCCCAGTAGGGAAAGTGCTTGTGGTTGCGTGCGGAACTAAGCATAGCACTTATAATAGCACTATGCTTAGAAGACTAATAATCAATTTCACTATCAACACCACATTCACTAAGTCCACCAAAATTAACTTTATTTACATTAACAATATAAGGTAAAATCTTTTTAATTTGAGTAGAATTAACAATAAAACTTTGATTAGTACCAGGATGTCGCATAACATACTTAATACTACCAATATAAAGATTAGGAGAAATGCGTTTATGTTTCTGCTTTTCAGTAGCAGTCATAGTAGCAAATCTATATATTTTATGCAAAACAGACCAATTACCAGTAAATTCATTAATAAGAGTTCCGTTTGCATCACGAGTGATTACATTACCATCAATTTCAATATAACACGTATGTGTTTTCTGATCTTCCATTATGCAGCTCTTAAAGAAGTCAAAGCAAGATCAAAAGCTCTTTGATTAACTTTACAAGCTGTACGTTTAGTAAGAGCTTCAAAACGATCTTCTGATGACTTATAATCAACAACATTATTCATATAGCAATTCACTCCATTATAAAGCCATAACATACTACCTCTATGCATCTCTTGACCAACACCGTTTTCAATTGTATCAAGTACAGCAATAACTTTATTTTGAGTTTTAGTAGATATAACTTCTTTATCAGCAGAATATATACTAGTTCTTAATTTCATATGATCTTGTTGTTCAGCAGTAAGAAAGAGATCATAAACAAATTTATTAACATCTCTACCACTAACAGAAACATTCTTTAGAGCTTGCATAGATTCTTGAAGAGCTTCATGATAAATATGTGCAGAACGAATTTTTTCAACTGCACTCATAATAGCATTATGAACATTTTTCGTATGTTTAAATCCAAATACCGAATCAGCATTTTTAATAGCTTGATTAAGCATATTATTACAAACAACACGAATATTAGTAACAGCACAAGTTATTAAACCGGAACCATCATGACTATTAGTAAATAATAAATATTTATCAATAAGATCATTATTTCCAATAGTCATAGCTTCAGGAAACTTTGCAGTTACAAGCATACTTGCTCCATCTTTATATATACCTGCTGTTTCAATGCGAACTGTCTTATCATAATCACAAACTTGATTAATAAAGTCAAGAGCAACAGAATTTTGAACAACTTCATATTTAGAACCAACAGCACCAAATACATGATTATTATCTTCTCTATAAGTAGCAAAAGAATTTGGAACTTTATAAAGAAGAAACTTATCTGGATCATTAATGTCAGCAAGACGAACACGAGTTTCTTTAATACCGACTTTATAATCTAAACCAGCTTCTTTAATTGCCTCTTCAACACTCAAATCATTGATAGGTTTACCCATTTCATTAAATATAAGAGGACGTCTTTGATAATTTACAAAAGGCATACGAGTTTTGTTTCAATCGTTAATTACTTTCTAATAGTGACAACATCTTTTTCACCAAGTGTCCAAGCGTCAAGACCTTCAGGTTCAGTATCAAGTATATCTTTAAGCTCCTTATTAGATACTTTAACTTTAATATCTGAATCATCTATTAAAATACCTTCATTTGCGGCCATTTCCCGCAACTTGGCTGCCTGTGGTATCGTTAATCCACTAGCTATATTTATGGTCGCAAATGCGCTAATTTGAGGCAAATTTGGTATATCTAATATGGAATTATCGCTGATATGCTGGACAACCGACAAGGCAAAGTGATTATATAAGTCATTATCAGTTTCAACAGTTTTAGTTTTACGAACGTTAATAGTAATAACAGGAGTTTTATAAGAATAAGCTCCAGTTTCTTCTTTAAGACCTGTATCTTTATTTTTTTTGACTACAGGATCACCATATTTATAAACAGCTTCCGCAATAGCATCTTTAAGTTTATCTTGATTCTTTTCGAATCTAGCAATACGATCATCAAGTGCTTTTTTGTATTGTTTCAATAAAGCAATATCACTAGAATATCTATCTATTACAAAAGAATAAGCATATAGTTTATCATCTAGTTCTTCTTGAGCAATCTCAAGTTCAGAAGCAAGAGATTCATCTATTTCACCTTCATTTTCTATAACTTGATTAAATATATTATCAAGTTTAGCTTGTATTTCAAACAGATTCATCGAAATCTAATTCAGTTTGGTAATGAGTATAATCTTCAATATCTTTAAAACGAACAACAATATCTTTAACAAGTATTCTATCTATATTATATATAGAATGTTTACCATTTAAAGGTTCATAAACAAGAATTTCATCTTTAGAAATTTTTTGCTTAAAAGTCATAGGAATATCTAAAGAATGACCATGAAAAACTGTAGTAGGATTACCATATAATTTTAGATATTCTTTGACAGGTATAAATGCTACAATTTTATTTACTTGCACTTTTACTCGTTCCGTCATCTTGTGCTACCTTTTGAGATACACGAATAGAATCAAGATGATCTTTACATTTTTGCATAATCACGTGCATATTCTCATGAGCTTTACCATATTTATCATATAGTTGTTTTTCAATTATATTATCCCAATCTTCATTATAACCGGTATAATACATTTCACTTTTAACGCCTAAAAATAAATACTCACGTGCATCTTGCGCAGGAAGTTTAAGTTCATCTTTAGCTTCATTATATAAGATTTCATCAAGAATAGAAGCTCTAATATAATGATAACAACGTTTAGCTTCAATAGCTTCTGTATTTTGATAAAGACAAAAAGCAATATCTTCATAATCATAAAGTTTATCAATTTTATCTTTATTGATATTAGCTTCTTTAACATCAGCTAAAAATCTTTTCATACAAGAATCAAAAATACTATGATTAATCCAATGAGGTAAACAAAAAGCAATACCTTCAAATTTACTATTATTAGAATAATCACACCAACGAGTAGATTCAACAGCATCAGATTGAACACGTTCTCTTACAAGTTCATCAACAATACTTCTAAGAGTAGTTATGTATGCACTCATACGAGCAAAAGGATGATCGAAATTTGGAACAAACCAACTAACACCATGTTCTTTCCAAATCTCATCACCTTCTATAGTAGAAGTCATAATAAGTTGCTTAGCTAAATCAGGATTTATGTCATAAACAACTCTAAGATTACTATAAATATAAAAAACATCATCATTTGAATTTCGTTTAGATTTTTCAATTACGTGTTTTGAAAAATGAGATGTAGCTATACCATAAGAATATTCATTCATACTACCTAAACGCCCTGTAATATAAATAGGACAATGTTCTAATATAGAAGTATGACCTTTATCTATAAGCATAAGAAGAAACTTTTGATAAGTTCCTGGACTAGTTTTACCTTCAGATTTATAACAAAGACGACCAGCAAATTCAGCTAATTGAAGACCACCTTTTAAATTATGAGCAGTATGAATAACAGCTATAGGTTTAACGAATTGCATACTTACATATTTAATTTGGTTTGACCGTCAGTTTCAATAGTATGATATAAATCAAGCAGAATAGATTTAAGATGATCTTCAATATTAAATTTAATACCATCATTACCATTACTTAAACCTAAAATACTAACTTCTTTACCATTAATTTGCATATGATAATTTAGAGCAGCTTCAATAATACTTTCAGTATCAATAGGTAAACAAGTGTTAATTGAATCAGTCTTAACAGTACATCTACCACCAAGTCTATGAATTTCATCAACAATATACCAAACAGCTTTTTCTAAATCTTCAATTTGTTTATTAATAGAAGATTTATCAGCATCAATTTTAAGACCAGCTCTCCATAGATATTTGATAGCATTACCTACATTAAAATTTCTATGACGAGTAATATCAATACATTCTATACCACTAGGATCAGAAGTATAATGCTTAGGATGATTAACATTATCTTTTTTAGCCATAATTTATCTATTATCTCCGTTACCATGAATTTTATTCTCTTCCATACGTTTACGAAGTTTATAAATATTCATAGTAGCAATTTCACTTAAATTATAACCGAGTTTATAAGCTAATGTAGAAAGATACCAAAGAACATCTCCAAGTTCTTTAGCGATTTCATGAGCTTTATTTTCATCTAATTTACCATCACAATCTCTAAATACCTTTTTAATTTTATCAGATACTTCTCCAGCTTCACCACATAAACCTAAAGCTTTATATCCAATATTAAATTTATCATCGGGATACACATCAGTATTAAGAGCTTGTTCTTGATAATCATCAAGTTCAACTATATCTTCTATATATTCCATAAATATAATTTTAAATTAAACAAAATAGCCGCTAGTCAATTAAGACCAGCGGCTTTAACCGAGTGATTCGCATCAATATCGGTAAATTGTAAAATAACAAAACAATATATATGCGTAGCGGAGTTACCGCTTAAAAACATATTTCAACCAACTTCCCCATTTACGACCAATAAGAGAACCTTTAGTCTTCATAGGTATAAATTCAATATATTTAATATTCTTAGCATCATCAATAAGATTATTAATGATAATATTAGATGTATTAATTCCTTTAGAATGTATAAGAATTGATCCATCTTCAATATGAACTCGAACATCATAATCATCAACATCTAACTCATTATGTCTAGCTTCACGTTCAAATGAAAGTTCTTTATAAGCTTTACCTTCAGTAAAAAGTTTAAAGAACCATTCAATAATATACCAAACATAAAAGAAAATACCAAGAAGATCATTTTGTTGTTTAGTATGCGAACGCTCATGTTGAATAAGACGAAAATATCGATGAGGATTTCTAATAAAATATTTAATTCTACTTTTATCTTTATCTTTAATATAAAGTCTAGCAAATAGATTAATAGCAGTAAACTTACCAAAAGGAATAGTTTTACTAAAATAAACTTTCATAATTTAATCATCAGAAAAGTTATAATCAACTATATCTTTCCAAGTATTATTAGGCATACAACCTTTATAATCTGGAATAATAGCTTCCATAAAGTCATCAATTTTCATAGAAATAACAGTACAAATACACATATCTTGAAGACGAATTGTACTATTTTCATCACAAAACTCATTACCTTTACTATTGGGGATATCAATACTAACAAGAGCTGCTAAGAAGTATCTACGAAACATTTCTTTTGTAACACTAGAAACAGCATCCATAATTAAGCTTTCTTATAGATATATTTATCACAAAGAGCTTTAATGCGATTAGAAAGATGTTCCATTTCAACTTCAATCGTTTTAGCTGCGGAAATATAAGTAGTAATGTTAAGTTCACCAATAAATTCTGGAAATAACAACATATTAACTTTAGCTTTATAAGTATTACCAAAATCATTTTGAGCAATCCATGCTTTAGGATTAGCATAAAAACTAAATGTATCAGTAGTTTTAACTTTTGAATTAAGATACAAAGGGTTAAGTTTAGGAAAGAAAGAAAGTATATGATTATCTGAAGGAGATTCAGTTGAAGTCATAACTTCATTTTCTAACCATTCTTCAACAGCTTCTAAAGAACTAAACATTAATCTAGCTGAACATTTTGCTTTAGCAATAGGACTACCTTTAGGAACTTTATATTCTATTATTTTAATATGATCTTTGATTAAACCGTGAGTATATCTATTAAACATTTTAACAGCATGATCACGAGATTCAACTTCAGCAGCCATATTAAAATCAATAGTAACTCTAAATTCAGGAGTATAAGCTAAATCTATATTTTCATTATCAATAAGATAACCTATATTCCAAATCTTATAATAACGAGCATTTTCATTGTTACCATCAAAGAATTCAATAGGAACATTATGAACATAAATATAATATTGAATCTTAAGAAGAGTTTGATAAAATACAAATTGATTACCACTTGTAACAGGAATAAAATCTCCATTTGTATCAAGAATAAAATTAATATTGGTATTAAGCCAATCAATTTCATCTTTATGTAAATCATTAATTGTTCTAATATCTTTACAAATATAAGGATCATCTGGAGAATCCATTCTTACAAGAGATGGAACAGTAATTCCATTTACGGTAATAGGTTTATATTTATCAGAAGTAATAGCTAATGTAGCAAGTTCTTCTTTTACATTAGAAGTTTCTTTAAAAACATCTTTAGTTTCATCAATTTCTTTAAAAGGATTGTCTACTTCCATATATTAATCATCATTACTTTCATAATCACGAACTCCATAAGCATTAGCATTAAATGGAATCTTTTTATCAGTTCTTTCGTAGAACTTAATAGCAAGTAGTTTACCAATGAATTGATTTCTATGACCTAAAATATAATCACTTGTCATAGTTTCATCAGTAACACCATTATAAACAGATGTAGGTTTAACTTCAAATACTTCATTATTTAAATCATTCCTACATTTAAACTTAGCATATTCATAAGTAATCTCTTTACCATCAATAACTTTTGTTATTTTATCAACAAGTATATCAAGACAAAGACATTCAGTTTCTTCACAACGTTTGGCTTTCATCATAGTTTGTGGACGAGAACCAAACTGATATTCAGCAGTTTTAACTCGAATAACACAACCTTCATAACCATGCTCAATACAAGCGTCTCTATAATCTTCAACATCTTTATCATTTTCAACATTAATTATAGAACATAATGCTACAATTTTAGCTTTAGTTGTACAGCCATGTTGACAAATAGAATTTTGAATAAATATAGAATCAGAATCATTTTGAAGTATAGCTTCAAGTTTAGCATCATTCAATATAGATCTTCGTAACCAATATCTATCTATATTAGACATATCAGGAATACTAAGATCAAAATTAACGAATTGAAGTTGTTTATGAAGAGGATTTTTAGGATTACGAGCCGCACCACCTATAGTTGTATTCTTTTGATCTTTAATATAAAGTTCACCATCAAAAGTAATATTCTTATAATCTTCTCGATAAAATACATATCTATCAAAAGCATCTTCTATATGTTTTACATTATAACGAAGACCTTCTTTACTACGAATAACAACCTCATGACTAATACCAAATAAACCGTTATCAACAGCTTCATATTTTATTGTACAACGAACTCCATTAATTTTTGGATCAGCCATAGCACCATTAGAATAATCAAATATACCTCTTTTCCATTTCTGACACTTCATAGGTTTATCTACATTATTTGCATCAGTAGCGAATTTAGGAATAACGTTATCAAGTAAATCATGCAACTGATTAACACTCTCATATCTATCTGGAGTAATACCATACATTTCGGCTGTCTTATAGCCTCTGTCGATTTTACGCTTGATTTGGCTATTATAAGACGTTTTTGTCGAAGCTGATATAATTACTTGTCCGACGTCTGAAAGTCGCTCAAATAAGCCAAATGATACCTTATCGTTGATTCCATCAGTGCTTATTTGCCAGTACATGATACGTCCCAGTGCATCTCGTTTATAAAGAGTAGTACTCTTATCATCCCCATATACGTTTGCCATCTTCATCAACATTATGAAGTAAAACAATAGCATGAGTTGGATTATTATAAGCAATTAGCATACAATTCCAAGAATCACGTATAGTCTTATGGGGAGCATAAGCTATAGTTTGAAAGTTCTTATGACAAAAACATTGATAACTTCCAGTAAGCGTTTGTTTATTATGAAGTTTACCTTGAGTTACTTCAAAAAGACTTTCAATAATCTTAAAATCATCATCAGATTTAATCTTAGTTTCACCCATAAATGCTCCTTCTTTAAAAGGATTAAATCCCCAAGTATGAACGAATTGACCAAGTTTAATTTGAGCATTTTGATATGACATTTTACTCATTACTTCACGTAAATCAGTAATAGCTTTAATAACTATAGCATAATCTTCTTTATTCATCGGATAAAGAAAATATCTAGTACCATCATCAAAACGTTTCAAAGGAATACCATCACATAATAGACGTTGTGCATCAAGACACAACTCTTCTTTCTTTACCATTTACGATTTCATTTAAATACATATTAGCAAATTTCTTTTTAACAAAATTGTAATCTGTAATACGAACTAAATCTGTAGGATCTTTAGCACTATAACCTTTAGTCATAAATAAAGCTGTAAAACCATAATTCTTTTCATATTCGATAGCAGATGTAAGACCTGTGTTATCCGTGTCAAGCATAACATAAATTTGAGATTTAGTAGTTTTTCGTAAAACATCAACAATATCATCTGGAAGTTTTGCGGTTTCACTAGCAATCACATAAACTCCAACATCGTTAATTCTAAGTTCCTTCAATAATCGTAGTATTAGCATCTTATCTTTTTGAGATTTGACTATTAACTTATATGTAGTATTAGCTAAATTATCAAGATTTTCAAGAGGACATTTATTATTTGTAATAAAACGATTAGCAGTATGTTTATTTCTAAATGGAAAATAAAGTTTAATACAACCATTATTAACTCGATATTCATAACAAGGATCATGACGAGTATAATAATATGGATTACTAATACCATCAATCTTAAAAGATTCAACTACTTTAACAAATCTATCGACTAGATCATTAGTAATACCAAATTGATTATAATACTTGTAATCATAAAAGGATGCTTTACGATTTACAGTTGTAATAATACGAAGTTCATTATTAATAATTCTATTTTGACTTTGATAAACACGATTAATATAAGGTGAATCATTCTGCACATCAGAAGCATATTCTATAATATGAGAACAAATATCAACAAAATCTTTATTATTAGTACAATTCTTTTTAAGAACTAAACCAACAATTTCAAATATATCACCTCTATAACGATAATCAGCAAAGTCACGAAAAATTAATTTATTACCATACCATTTAAAACTAACAGAAGGATTAGGATCATAACGAAGAGGATTAGAGATTTTATAATTGCGTAAACAAATACAATTATTTATCTCTGTTTCAGGAATATTAAGAAAGACAGAATAAATATGTACTTGATCAAGTGTATTCAAAATATAATCTTTATCACTTGTACTCCACATATTTACATCTTTTATAGTATTTGCAGTCCCCAGTAGGGAACAAGACTGTGGTCGAGAGCGGAGCGTTTGCAACACTAAGCACAAAACCAATAGAAACAAAAAAAAGAGGGTAGATTTCTCCACCCTCTTCAAAAGTCTAAGTTACATCTTAATATTTTCCAATTCCACCACCATTACCAGCATAGCGATTCTTCAAAGCGTTAATAGTATCAGCATTTACGCCTTGACCTTGACCGTAATCCATAGCAACTCCAGCTTCAGCAGCAGCACTATTCGGTTTTTCATCTTTGTCAGCATCTTTTGAAAGTTCAACAGTTTCACCTGGAAGAATTTCAATAGAAGGTTTTTTACCGTTAATAACACGTTCAATATAACCTTGACCAACAAAGCCTGGAGTACAAAGATATTTACGATCTCCATAGTGAGCAAGAAGTTTCATCCAAACAATAATAGGTTCACCTTTTTCATCTAAGAATACAGGTTTACCATCTTTACCGGTATTAAATGCTTTAACGAAAAACTCACAGAAAGCTTTCCATTGAGCAATACGTTCATTGATACCAGCATTCATATCAATGGGTTTAGGAAAACCTGGTTCAACAAAGTTAGGGCAACCGATATAAGCATCAAGACGATGACGACAATTACGATAAGCTTCAGTTACAATAGAAGTAAATGTTTTAACATCTACAGCAGTTCCATCAGTTTTACGAGTTGTAACTATACGAAAAGAATCAGTATAGAAACGATCAACTTCATCACCCGGAACAGGTTCTTCTTTATAACGGAATACAATAGTAGGAACAGGAATACCCGCATATTCATATGTGGAAGCGATTCCATTTTCATCTACTTTTGGAGTTTCGGTATCTTTAATCTCTACAGACACAAGATGAGCTTGACACAAATTGTTGAACTCTTCACGAGGTTTAAACTTCTTATCTTGGGTAACAACAACTTCACCAAAATTAATAACACCAACTTGACTTTTATTTACTTCACTCATTTTATAAATAATTTAAAGAGTAAAAAAAAGAGGAACCTTATTAGTTCCTCCTTTTGTAAGATAGATTCCAAATCAATGGATTACTTATAGAAGATTAAATATCTTCAGTTTCAGCTTTTGCTTCTTGAGCTACCTCAGCTTCTGCTACTGGTGCATCTTCAACAGATACTGGAGCATCATGCTTCTCTTCTGCCTCATCGGCTGCTTGTTCAGCTTCAACAGAAGGATCGTACGGACGCTCGATAACTTGAGCATTAATACAAGCATAGATTCTCAACATAGAACCATCAGAGTTCGGATAGTCAATACCGGTATCAACAAGTTCGTAGTGAACTTCACGATTTGCAGTGTACTTAGTATAAGGTTTACCCTCAGAATCTTTCTTATCAATTCCGTAAGCATAACCAAGTTCAGCCAACTTATCAGCCGTAATAGCTTGCGCATCTACTGTATTCTGCAAAAATTGTGAGTAACAAGCTGCATAAGAGCAGAATAATTTACGTCCAGTTCCTTTAGCTTTACCAACAGCAGCTAACGTCATCATATCATCAGTTTTCACTTTAGATACCATGATGAAGAACTTCTTATTAATATCGTTTTCACATTGATCAGCAGTCAAGACCATAGCTTTCATATAGTCACCCGTTTCAATGTTCAACATTTTAGAAGCAAGACCGTTAATACACATCTTATTTATAGAGATATTAACAACAAGCTCCGGACGAATTTCATCACTTACTTTAGCAGCTTTAGCTACAGTTTCAAAACGACCTTCATTGATACCAGCTTTCAAGAAATCAAAATTCATTTTTTCCATGACTTTAACTTTATTAATAGTTTATGTAAGATAGATGTTTGCAATACAATTACCACAAACGGTATTTAATTTTTAATAATTAGCGTTATCATCTGCTTCTACGTATTGAATATCAATAGTATCATCATTAATTGACTTAACATCTTTAAGTTCAACATCACAATACATACCATTAAGAATATCATTAGCGCAGATACGTGCAGCAAGCATAATTGCCATTTTTCTCATAAGCGCACGTGTATGTTTATCCCAATTATCTTTACCTTTAACATCAGTACCTGTTATAGAATGTTTACCCGATTTAAGACCTGCATCTATAGCTTCTTGAAGAGTATAAGAAATAGTAGTTTTCTTACCTTTTCTAATAAGTGAAACAGTAGTACGATAAGTGTCAATAACACGACTAACAGGAACCATACCTTTTTCAGCCATCGCAGCTCTAACATAATCATCATTATATTCATCTACATCAATATGACGATCAGGATTAAATTCAATAATAGGTTTATCAAGTTGTAAATTGAAATATTTATACACAGGAACAAAATCTTCATCAATATCAATATCAATATGATGTTTATTAAGACATCCTTCAACAACATTGATACCTGTATAAACTTGTCTAGTACCACCACTTTCAAAACAAAAAATATTCTTTAAAGAAGCAGTAACACTAAGACCAAGAGTTTTACCTAACTCAACCTTTTGAATTGCATCAAGATTAAGATTACGACCATAAGCGAGAGAAGTCATAGGAGAAAGACCTAATTCTTGCCCAGTTAATAAACAAGTAACCATGTTATCAATGTTAATAACTTCAGTGGCAATTCCATCTTTAACAACATTTTCTTTAAATCTCGCACCAAGATCAGTATTAATTAAACTTTCAGCAAAAGTTCTATATTCACCAAGAACGGCGAGATTACGAGTAATTACATCTTTATTTGCTTGTGCAATAGCATTAGTAGAATCAGCTTTAACTACACTTGCATTAGCACCGTCTTTCGTAGCATCATTTGTAATAACTTCTTCACTCATTTCGTTTGATTTGTTGTCTTTATTTTCCATTGGTAAAAGTAGATATTAATTTTGATATTAGCAACAATAGCTGTAACTAAATCAGCAAAAAATTAAAATTTAACATCTTTAATGCTGTTTGCCCACACAATATCAGTAGTAAAACTACGTTGTGCATCAACCAGCTTTTCTTTCTCCTTTGACGTTTTATAATCGTCTGAATTAAGTGTGAAATCTCGCATATAAAGCCATATTATTAAGATAGGCTTATTTATATATGGTCGTTCGATTTTGTCGTCTGATATAGTCTTAAATGGCTTGCAATATGGAGAGGTACATATAATAGTAGTAAGCTCATCCACATCAAAAACCGAATTAGCAATTTCATCAGTAGCAATAATTGAAATATCACCATGTTCTAAATGTTTAAGACATTCTTTACGAATACCAGCTTCGCCAAATACTTTAGGTTCACCTTTCTTAGCACCACTAGCATATAAATAAGGATTACCTTGAAAATCATAACATATTCTCGAAGATATACCTTTATACCAACACATACAATGATCTAAAGTTTCAACATAATTTGTAATAGAACGAGTCTTACTTAGAACAAGACCTTTACCTTTAATATTCTTAATAATAGCAGCAATAGCTTCTCGTTTATT